CAATCAATATTCATATTTAGGATATTCATCTAACGAACTTTTTAAAATAGAATATGTTCAAGTAAACCCTGTAAATGGAGACGCAACAGGTTGGTATAAGGTGGAAACAAATACAGGAAGTAATAACAAAGTTTTTAAATTTTTTGCAGATTACTATAGAACAATATCAATTTTTGAATTAAAAACTCTTATAGCCAATTTGATGGAAGCAATTTTTGGAATAGTTTCAATTAAAATTGGGGCAGGAAGTTTAAAAATTGATGATACAACAAAATTTGGACTTTTAGTTCAAAGAATTTTAGGATTATGTTTTGACAACGAACAAGAAATATCTGTTTCAGGTCAGGCAAAAACACCAGAACTTGATGACACAACTGATAGTTTTTTTGAAATGACAGGTATTGATAATAGTATTATTGAAGAAAGAACGAGACAAATAAAGAATCAAGTTATTACTTTAGAAACTTGTGATGAAGTGGAATTTCCTGTTAATTCTGATGAAATTATTGATTCAATTGAAAGTATTGACTTCAATGACGACGGAAGTAATTTCGCAAGCGGATTAGACCAAATAACGGCTTTATTGGCAAATGACCCAAGATGGTCATTACAAATACCATATCCGCAGTTATCAGTTTCATTAGATTTTAATATAGTTAAAAAAATACCACTAGCTGTAGTGTCTACGGTTATATCACCCAAAGTACTACTTCCTCTTTTTATTATTATGAAATCTATGGGGTTAGTAATTGATGATGCAATAAATGGACTTTCCGATTTTGTAAAAAAATACAAAACCCTTATGAAAGATTTAATATCAAGAATTGGGGGAGAATTTGTTAGAATTTTATTTGAAGAAATAAAAAAAGATATTCAAAAATTAGTAACTTTAATTATTAGACTAGTAATAAAGGATGAAAGCGGAACGATAACCGCAATGATTGAACGATTAATTGCATTGGCTCAATTGGTTGTTAATATAGTTCAAGATTACAGAAAATGTAAAAGTATAATTGACGCTATTCTACAACTTTTAACTTTAATCCCTAGAATAGGTGGGGGAATTCCAACTCCTCTTATGGCATTGGCAAATTTATTGCCAGGTTATTCACCAAATAGAGCGTTAATAAATACAATTGAAGAAATGCAAAAAATAGGATTACCAACAGGAGATTTACCTGACGGGAGCCCTAATTTAGATTTACAATCAAAATTTTCGCAAATTAAAGGGATGGATACCGAACAAAAAATTAACGGAAAAGCACCAGGAGCGGTTTCTTTACCTCCACCATACGGAACAATATCTACAATATCAAAAAGTATTTAAAAATGAAACAAGAAAATTCAGATTTTAAACAAGAAGTTGCGGAGATTATTCAAGATTATAAACATAGACCAAATAAAGATTTGGTAAAAGCTATGGATTTAATTACTCAAGATTTTGAATACACAAAAAACACATTAATTGCATTATCAAAACATTTAGATAAATTAGAATTTACTTATAATACAATTTTAAAGGAATATAATAGTAGAACAAAATGAAGGCCGAAAAAATATTATTTACAGGTAAAGTAATTGATAATGAGGACACTTATATATTAAATAGAATTCGTGTATTTCCGGACACTGATGAGAATATTGAGAAAATTTTAAGGTCACAATTTAGTGATGGTGAATTAGAAAGAGGTGAATTTGGGTTAGACATTATTGATACTTTAAAATATGGAAAACGAGACCCTTTTGTTTTTTATCCTTTGATTTCATTTTCAATTAGTATAATACCAAAAATTGGAGAAATGGTTTGGGTTACTTACTCAAATCCAAAAGAAAACAACGGGAGAAAGGAGCAATTTTATATTCCGACGATGAACTCAAGTCCGTTTAATATTGTAACGGATAGTTATGAACAACAAATTACTAACACATCAAAGGGGTTTAATTTAACTTTACCTCCAAAATTAAAGTCGGACAGCATTGATGTGAACACAGGTAGAAAGCCATACAATCAACCTGTTGATGGTTTGTACGCATTACCGGGAGATAATGCAATTTATGGTCAAGGAACTACCGATATAATATTAAAAAAAGACGAAATACTTTTAAGGGCTGGAAAAATTAGTGATTTAAAACCAAACACAATTAATAAGGCAAATGAAAAAAGAGGATTTTTTCAAATGTCATATTTTAAAACAAATAAAAAAACAACTGAACCTCAAAAAGTTAATACTGAAGAGATTGACAAAACTCCTTTAAAAAAATTAATTGAGTATAATTTGATGAATGCTGACAATGTATTAAATGCGTTTACAGGTTCAATTTACATTTATGATTTGCCTCCTTCGCCTAATTTGGCTAATGACACATTTACCGTAGAAACTCAAGTCCCAAATAATGTGACTACTCCAGTTTGGAGTTATGATTTTATTGGTTTAAGTATGTCGGGTGTGTCATCAATTATAAATGATGTCATAAATGCATTAAATAATGGTGGTTCGGAACTAAAAACAAAATACCCTGACAACGAAAGATTTAGTGCGCTTTATACAAGTATATTAAATTGGGGGGACTCAAGGATATTCCCATATTACTATAGACCAAGTTCAAATATTAGAACATTACTAAATACAACTCCTGATTTACAAAATGACCCAACTTGTTTTATAAAAATTTCAAATTGTTCAAATTTAATTTCAAGAGTTAAAGCGTCTTTTGCAATTAAAGATTTTGATGGGAATGGTTTAATTTCACAAAAAAATAAATTTGGGGTAACCACAAAAAAGATTACAACAATAAAACAAGATGGTGAAAATGTTTTATCAAAAAATAGTGTATCAATTTTAGGAAGCTCAAAGATTATTTTACTATCAAATAACTCAAATCCAATACCCGGTAAAAAACTTGTTAATCTAAAGAGTAATACAATTTATGGATTGACTCAAAACGAAATTCAAGACGATATAATACCAAATACTGATTCTATTGTGAGAGGAGAAAAACTTAAAGAAATACTTAATTTAATAGTTCAATTTCTTAATTCACATTGTCATGCATATCACGGGTTGCCTCCAGTACCTGTTTCGCATTCAGGAGTTTCCGTCCCACAAATTGAATCAGAGTTTCAGTTGTACGATTCTAAAGTTTTAAATCAAAACATTCGCATTAATTGATATTTATCTATAAAAAAGATAATGTCTATTTTTCGTTCTTATTTTAAAAAAAATAATACACTATTAAATAATAGTTTTACTAATACTGGACTCGCTCCATATACTGAACTATATTTTGGTTCCGCTAATGATGTAGTTTCGGACAGAGGATTTAGTAGATATATATTTGATATTGATTTAACTGAACTTGTTAATCAATACACACAAGGTGTAATATCAAGTGGTTGTACTAGTTTTTCTAGCATGACTCACACTTTAAGAATGGTAAATACCTCAACTTTTGACAAGGATTTACTAAACACTCAAATGTGGAACGGAAGATTAAGAGCAACTTCATTTGATTTAAATTTAATAAGAATACCTTTAACATCAGGTCAGACAGGTTCCCCTCAAACTTGGGATAATGGAGTAGGGTCTGATTTTTATGATATTAAAAATACAAAAAACTTTTCAAATGGTCTATTAAGTCCAATCGCATTGCCTGATAATAGAAGTTACTCTCAAAGACCTTCAAATTGGTACCAAAGAAATACATTATCGGGATGGAGTGAATATGGAATATACTCAAACGTTAATACAGGATTAACCCCATTTAGTTCAATGACAATTGTTGATACACAACATTTTGAAATGGGTAATGAAAATATTAAATTTGATATGACAAATGAAATTAATTCAATATTGACTGGTGGGACAACAGGAAACACAGGATGGATTATTTCATTTCCACCTGAATTAGAATTATTTACAGGACTTACTCAAAATTATTCTGTCGCCTTTTTTGGTAAAGATACTCAAACATTTTATGAACCTTACTTGGAAACATATTATGATGATTATATATCTGACGACAGAAATACATTTTATAAAAATAGAAAAAATAAACTTTATCTATATTCAGTAATTGATGGAGAATTAGTTAATTTGGACAATAACCCATCAGTAGTTCTTGTTGATTCATCTGATAATATTATTCAGGGACCATTATCAACTTGTTTAAAAACAAAAGGAATTTACGAAGTAACCATATCAGCAATTACCGCATCAACCGCAGTTACAAATTGCACATATTATGATATATGGAGCGGAATAACATATAATGGAATATCCCTTGATAATATTACAAATCAAGTAGTATTACAATCTTATACAAAATCAATTCAACTTGGTCCAGAAAGTCAAGACCCAATTTTATATGGTTTTGATTATTATGGAATTAAACAAGATGAAAAAATTATAAATACTGACATTAGAAAAGTTGGGGTAATAATTAAAAAAGCATACACAACAAATGAGGTATTACATAATGTAAATGCCTATTTCAGAGTTTACGTAAAAGAAGGTCAAACAGAAGTTGAAGTTCAAGATTGGACCAAAATTAATAGGTCATATAATCAATTTTATTTTATGTTTGACACAAGAGATAAAATACCAAACGAATATTATATTGATTTAAAGGTATATTCTGATGGTTCCGCAGATACTTATAAAAAACAAATCAAATTTCAAATTGTTAATAGAAAATGAAAAAAATTAAATTAACCGAACAAGAACTAGTTAAATTAATCAATAAAATGGTAAATGAAGCAATGTCAGATATGGACAAAATTCTTGATAAAATTGCGGCGAGTGGTTATGAATCAATATCAGATAAAGAAAAAAAATATTTAGATTATTATTCCAAAACAGGTCAATTTAATGATGATGTTGAAGATGAATTTGACAAATATACACACCCTCGTTTTGAAGGTCCGTCTTTTTCAGAAAGAATAAAAGACGCTCCTGTAAGTTTTACTTATGAAACAACAGAAGAAACAGAAAATGGTATTGTTCACGTAGGATATTTTACAATATATGAAGACGAATATTATGGTGAAATATTTTGTGATGAAAATGGAACATTTAAATACGCTCATTTTGAATCACCAGAGGAAGTAGATTTATTTGAAGATTATTATAAAATTCAAGGAGAACTTGAAATGTTTTTTCAAAATGTTTGCGAAGAACTTAAAGCTGACCCAACAACATAAATTATGGAAAAGATTATTAAATTAAAAGAAAGTGATTTAGAAAAAATCGTTAAAAGAATTATCTCTGAAACTGAAGAGGATGAAAAGTTTGAAAAAGGGAAATCCGGAATTAGAGCATCACGCTCAAAGGCGGATTATACTCCAACTCCAAAAGAAACAGAAATTATGAAAGTTTTATTTGGAAAATATCAAAATGACATCCCTCCGATTGTTGTAAGATATTTAAGAAAAATTGATAGAAAAACTCTAACAAAAAGATTGTTGGACCTTGATATGATAAATGTTGATATGATTAAAGAAAAATAATATGAGAAATTTAGACAACCTTATTAAAAGAGTTCTTAAAGAAGAAAACCAAAGATATATGTTTTTTTCCAATTTGGAGCAAATGAAAAGACAATGTGAAATGCTTTTGAATATGGATGAAAACCAAATTGAAAGTATTCTAACAAATGGACATGACTGGGCTCAAGACCACATTGCTGAAGCGAAAAATAATATGGACCAAGTATTTGACTTCCTTATGAATGAAATTAAGGAAGTTAGTTCTGAAATGATGGAAAATGAGGGTTTTGAGGACTTGGCGCTTGCTGTGTCTATGATGGAAGGAAGTGAGCTAACCGAAAAAAAGAAAAAAAATGTGCCAACAAATCCATCACTTTGGCAAAGTTGTTTAAATTGGGCTAAATCAAGATATAAAGTTTGCCCAAGTGCTTATTGTAATGGAGCCGCCGCAAAAAGATACAAACAAAAAGGCGGTAAATGGAAAAGGAAATAATTTACAAACTTACACACTTTTACCATACTTTCATATATTTATATAGTATATGGAGACTAAATATTGTAAAAAATGTGGAGAATTTAAATCAATTGATGAATTTCACCCGAGTCAAAAAGTATTACTTTGTAAATACCATGTCAACGAAATAGGTAGAGAAAATAAAAAAAAATACAGACAAAATTCTGAAAATAGAAATAAAGAAAAATTAAAATACCAAGAAAGAAAAATTAGACTTTGGGCCAATTTTTTAATCCATCATTCAAAAAATAGAAATTGTGAAAACACACTCACAGTAAAAGATATATTAGAGATTTACGAAAAACAAAAAAGATTGTGCTATTGGTTCAAAATACCCTTACTCCCGTCCCTTATTAGTAAACATCCCCAACAACCTTCAATAGATAGATTGGATAGGACAAAAGGATATACTTTAGATAATATAGTGTTATGTTGTTATGCCGCAAATATTGGGAGAAATGAAACCGACGTAGAGGTATGGTCCAACTTTGTAAAATTACTACTAAATGGAACATCATCTGAATCTACTGAAAACATTTTAATTTCAGATTTATATAATAATTTGGAAAAAAATGACGATAGAGATGAATATGTTATTTATGATGAAAATTTAAATGTATCAACAACAAAAAATTTAAATAAATATTGTGAATTACATGGAATCAGTAAAAACACAATGCAATCTAGTAGAAAAAAAATAAAAAGAAAAACCCAAAAGGGGTTGATTGTTTTAAATAGAACAAAAGGGGAAACGATTGAAAAAAGAATATATTTTCTTACTTCACCAAAAAATGAAGAATACAAACTATATTCATTAAGAAATTTTTGTTTAAATCATAATTTAAACGATAGTGCATTACAAAGAGTTGCGAAAGGAGATATTAAACAATACAAAGGTTGGAAATGTAGATTTGAGACTATAATTTTATCTTAAACTTAATTGTTAATATCTTTTGACTTTACGAAACAAAATTCATAGTATATTTGTAAAAAAAAATTATGATAAGTTTCAAAAGATTAGTCGCAAAAGTTAAGATTTTATTTAGAAAAAAAATCCATAGCAAAATTCACTGCGAAAACACAAAATTAGATAGGACGCCTCTCTTTATTTGTGTCAGATTAATGAAACTTGAGGATAGTTTACTATTAATTGCTCCAGTTTCTGATGACAAATATATCTATAATGAAAGATTGGGTATTTTTGTGTCTTTATTTGGAAATAAAGGAACAATTGTTGATAGAACATACTCTTACGATATTGAACTCACTAATAAGGACTGGGACACCGTAGAACGACTCTTTAGGATTGAGATGGAAAAGAGGACCAAAAAGATTGAAGAAGTGATTGTATCAAATGTAAAACATTCTCTTGATACAATTTATGGACGAATATCTAACAAAGAAATTAAAACCCAAGATAGAATTTAATCAAATATTTTATTGTGAAGTTTTGTATTTGTTCTAATAAATTTTTTAGTCAACTCTCCTGATACTTGATTTGCATAATCTTCAGATTCACCACCAATATCTTTTCTATCTTTTATTTTAAGTTTTTGGTGGTCATAAGAATGTGCCCATTCATGTGATAATGTTCTTAAAACATCAGCCAACATTCTATCTCTAAATAAAACTCTAATTCTTGATTTTTTTCTTGAGAATTGACCCGTTGTCATATCCTTTGTTCTTTTTTCTAAAAATTCTATTGTTAAATCACCTTTTAATGGTTTTTCATTTTGTAACAACAAAATAAAATCTTTTAAAATATCTAATTGATATTTTTTTATAAGTCCTTTTTTATGTTTAATACAAAGTTTCATTTTGACTTTAATGCTTCAATAATCATGTTTTTTAGAATTGACTCATTTTGTTTTTTTGGTTTGTATGAAACCATTTTTGGTTTGTTTCCTGTACCTACTTTTGGATTAGATTTTTCCGCTCTCCTTTTTTGTTGACATGCCGCTCTTTTTTGTGAATCAGACATTTTTCCTGCAACACCTGCCGCTCTACATTTTGGGTAACCTTTACTATCGGCTTCAGGTCTTCCACAAGGTGGATGTTTTCCATTTTTATCTTTTCTACAAATATTAACCCAAGGTCCTTTTGGTTGTTTGCTACCTTTTGGTTTTTTCTTTGTTCCAAACCAAACTGCCAAATCTTCTTTTGTTTCACTTTCGGATACAAATGGAGCGGATGAATTAAATTTATTTTTTTTCATTCTTGGTTTTTTCCCTGTCTTGTCTCCTTTATCTCTATAAAGTGGGGTTAAAACTTTAAATGGGGCCTTTGTATATTCATCATCACCCTCAACAGGGGCATCTTGTTTAAAATCTGTTTTTTGAATTTTTTTGGATACTTTTTCTTTTTTTGAAATATCTTTTTTTGACCTGTTTGTGTGTCCGTCAAGTAAATCGTGATAGTTTTCCGCATTTGTATATTTTGAAATTGGGTCAACAAATGGTTGTAAATCCTCAACGTCCCAATAAGTTAATCCTGGTCTAATTGGAGGTTTATAACTACCTCTAGCCTTATAAGTTGTTGTGGCTTCATTTAAATTAAAAATATTACCCAAACATTCCTTTATAAAATTTGATTTCATAAAATAAATTATTACTTTTATATAAATACTTCAAATTATGGAACAAACAGAAGATTTAGAAAAAGAAATTAAAGAAAAAATTGAAAATTTAACTCCAAAAAAGTCACTTTTTGAATCTATTCATTATTCTGACGAAGTTGAATTTGATAAATTTCTTTTTGATATGAATAAAGACCAAGCAATTTATTGTTTAATTGAGTCATCAAAAGCGGCATTTAGGAGAGGGGCGTTTTCACTTGAGGAAAGTGAAGTATTATCAAGAGCATTAAGAGTTCTTGTAGATTAAATTTACAAAATATTATTTGATTTTCTAATATTTTCTTCAGCCCACATTGGTTGTAGGTTGGTTAAGGACCAACATTTCATAAACTCATAATCCCCAATTTGTTTAATATTATGTACTGATATTGGAAGTATATGGTCAACGTGCCATTTGCCATAATTGTCCCAGTTCATTCCGTCTTTGAATTGATTTTCTAAATGTATTATCAGTTCTTCGGGTGTGTATTGAAGAACCTCAAAATAGTGTCCGTTTTTTTGGATGTTATTTTCTTTTAAAACTTGATAGATTGCTGTCCTGAAATTATTAATAAGTTTATAGATGGGGTCTGTCGCTTTACGGTTTCTTTCGTAGTTTCTTTTGACTTCACGCAATTTTTCTCTATTTTCTTCCCTCCATTTTTTTTGGTAAATTTTTAAATGTTCTTCCTTATCTTTTCTCCATTCAGAATAGTATTTAGATATTTTTTCTTTATTTAATTCATAATATTTTTTATCGGACACTTTTTTACCTCCTATATTTTTTCTACCCGAGGACCTTAATACTACTCCATTTTCTTTTAATACTTTTAATATAATTGGTTTACTTATTCCAATCTTTTTAGAAATTGTATTTGAACTTAATAATTCTTCTTTATACATTCTAACAATTAAATTAAGTTCATCGTTGTTTAAAATTATTTTCTTCATATATTATAAATATACAATATTACCAAAAAATCAATTATTTTTTTATTAAAATAAAAAAGGTCAGATTTCTCTGACCTTTTAATTTATTAATTTAAATTGATTATCTCAATTCGTTTAAGTCAAATGTACGTACACCATCAACAACGATACGTCCAAAGAAACGTGAATTAACCATTTTCTTAGCGTAACGAGTCATTATACCTTTGATAGGTGTAAAGTTGAATGGATTGTACATAGTTGGAGTTAATTGAAGTGGTACGTATGGCGCGTAGATGTAACCAGTGTCAAGAAGTGACGTACCTTTGTGTCCCAACAATACTGTGTTTGGTGGGAAGTAAGGGTCACGATACACTTGGTAACGACCTGCTAATGTACCAACTCTTTCAATACCCATGTTGTACTGGTCTTGCTCAGGAGCTGCGTTAGAAACGTGGAAATATTGAAGGTCATCAAAAATTGCTGAAATTTCAGATGATACAACAATCCAGTTTGCTCCACCTCTCAACGTAGATTTGTGAATCTGTGCAGAGATTTGGTTGATTGCAGTGATAAGAGTTTGGTTCCAGTCCTTTTGAGTATAAGGAGTAGATTGGTTGTTCAGACGCTTCCAACCGTTGTAGTCCCAACGAAGTGTCCAAGCCGCACCTTTACGAAGGTCACGTAGGATTTCGCGGTCAATTTCAGCAGCCACTTGTTCTGACAATAAAGCTGTCAATTCGGCTTCAGCGTCAATGTTGTGGAATGCTGCAACGTCTTGAGCAAGTTCTGGTGACCATTGTGCTCTCAACTTTCTTTCAGTTACAGATACTGTTACTGACTCAAGGTTGAAAGATACTTCACCAATTTTGTCTTCAAATTCTAATTCTTCGTAACGTCTCCAAGCAGCCTTGATGTTAGTGTTAGCTGAATCACCTGTCCATGCTGAGTTAGTCAAAGACGCACCTGAGTAACCATCAGGAGTTGATTGTCCGCAAGCGATACATGCAGGAACTTGAGCGTCGATTTCCAAATAGATATAACCAGTTTGTGAACAAACGTTATCGTAGTAACCACCGTTACCACCTGTAGTAGTTTTGTTGAAACCAGCTTGAGTTGATGTATACTGAGGACCATACATAGCCTGACCATACTTCTGAGTTACAACACGGAATAAAAGTGGTGTAAATGTTGAAGTGTTCAAGTTAGCAGCACAAGTTGCGTTATCAGTATAAAGAGTTAAGTTTGACAAGAAAGATTCTGTATCTTGTTCTTGACCATCAGGACCAATCAATTTACCGATACCGGCAGTTGAGAATCCTGAAAGTGCAACGATAATCTTTCTGTATTCAACAGTACCAGCGGCCGCCGCACCATTTACAGTGTAAGCAGAAGCAACAAGAGCTCCGTTAGACCAAGCAACTGTTGGAGTTGCAGAAGTCAATGTTACAAAACGACCTTTAGAATAGTCAAAGATACCTGCTGGGTTCAAACCTGGTTCAGTGCCTTCGTAGAACAAATCATAAAGGTTTTTAGGTGCAGTACCGAAAGGTTGACCTGAACCTGAAGTGTAACCTGCGTTAGGGTCACCAGGGTAGTTACCAGGAGAACCTACAGGCGCATAGTGGTCACCTGAATCAACACCTAAAGTGTCAGTTGCAGAACCACCACTGTAACCCTGAATTTGTGGTACAAAGTAGAACAACTTACCAATAGGAAGGTTCATAGCTTGTACTGACACGATTTCATTAGCTAAAAGTTTAGAGAATACACGACGAATAATCGGGAATACAACAGTTTCAAATGAACCTGAATCTGAAGTAGATGCCGCTTCGTTAATTAAGAATGAAGCTTGGTTTTCATACAACTGCGCTACATTCTCTTTTAGGTGACCACGAAGGCCTTCAAGGAACCCTAATTTGTCCCATTTGTTAATAGTATCTTCTTTGATAACTTTAAGGTGCTTAAGACCTATGTTACCAACAAGACCTGATTCTAATAATGCTCCCATTTTTATTTTTTTTTTTATTTTATTGTTTATTTATTTTGCAATTTTTGACATAATGTCTTTCATTCTCAAAAACTGTGGGTTTTCGTAAGTTTTTGATTCAATCAAATTAATTGCGGAACCTGATTGTTGTGGCTCACGGTCAATTACACGCTCAATTGACTCTGTAATATGAGTTGATTTTACGTTTGTTGTTGTGAGTTCATCTTTTATTGACTTATAAAGTGCTTTTGATTCCTTTAGGGTATCAGCCGAGTCAAATCTTCTAAGAATATTTATTTTCTCTTGTTTAGAAGTTGAGTGTTCAGTAAATAATCTTGTAGCATAAGCTAAATTTGAATTAAATACTGCAACCTCGTTTAATTTCTCTCTAAACATGTTAAGAGCTTTTCTGTATTCTTCGTTCTTTGCTCTCAAAAGTTGTAGTTCAACATCAACTGATTCATCTTGTCTAGCTTTAGACGAACCTGTTCTTGCTCCCTTTGGTAATGCCCCTTTTCTCCATCCCATACCATAAGTACGTGAGGCTTCTTTTGTTTCTTTCTTTGGCATTTTTTCCATTTTAACACCTTCTTTAAATTCAAACTTTGGTTTTCCTGTACCTTTTGTTGGATTTGCTTTTTTCATAGTTTCTTTAAATCCACCAGCAGATTTTTTATAGGAAAATTTCTTAGCAGAACCAAGTTTAGCGCCTTTACCAACTTTTGGTTTCATTCCCTCTTTGGTTTCCATTTTCTTTGATTTTTTCGCTTCAGTCACTGGTTTATATGATTCATTGTCTTCTACATCACCTTCTTCAAGCTCAAATTCATATTCTTCTTCATCAAGCTCTTCAGTTGGTTCATCAAGTTCAATTTCATACACAACTTCTTCTGATTCTTCAAGGTCTGTATCAGGTTCTTGCATGGACTCATCAAATTCATCCATACCTTCTTCTAATTCATACTCGTACTCATCTTCCTCACCTTCCTCAAGTTCGTCTTCAGTACCTTCTGTTTGAATCAAGTACTCGGTGTCGGCCTCGTTGTCAGTAAGTTTAGTGTAGTCACCATCTTGAACGACAGTAACCTCGTCAGAATCTTTCATGTTTTTGAAGATTTGAGCAATCATTTCAGCATTTTCAGGAGTGTCCTCTAAATCTGTAAGGTCAGTAATTTCATCATCCATATCCATAGACATTTCCATGTCATCCATGTCGTCCATATCCATTTCTTCTGAATCTTCCATATCCATTTCCTCATCAGACTCTTCGTCTTCAGCACCCATTTCCATTTCTTCTTCCTCTTCAGATTCTTCTTCTTCCTCCTCTTCAGGCTGTTCTTTCATTTCAACTTCCTCATCAGTCTTTTGTTTCATAGACTCTTTTACAAGTTCGCTAATTTCTTCCTTCATTGTTGAAGCAAGTATTTCTTTTGCGTTTTCATTGATAACATCTTCCAAATTCTGAATTTGGAGTAATGTTTCTTCAACTAAATTTTTTTCTGCCATTTGTTATTTTTATAAATAAATATATATAATTGTTAAAAAATTTATATTTTTTTGAAATGGCAATAAAAAAAGGGACATTTTGTCCCTTTTTCAATTTTTTGTTTTTCAGTTAATTAGTTAATAACCTCGTCAATTTTACTTTCAACGATTGCCGTTATTCGCCAATCTTGTGAGTAAGATTCAAAAATTTTGGTTACTTTTGCTTCAACATCTGTTGGATTGTAACCCCTAACAAGTTTTTCTTGTTTTTGTTTTTTAATTTTTCCTGATTCAGAATCAACATCATCAATTGTGATTTTTGCTACAAAATACTTTTCGTCCATAATTTTTATTTTGATAAATAATCGGTGAGTTTTTTCATTAAATCAAGTGATTTGTTATTTTCTATTGATTTTGGTCTTTCTTCTTCCTTAATATTTTCTTCATATTTGTATCTATCCTTTTCATCTTTGAATAAGTAAGCGCCTGGTGTTGATGGTGATGATACAAGGTCAAAACAAATTAATTCAAAATCTTCTTGCACCTCATTTTGTTCACCTCTTTTCTTTAATGAGCCAACTCCTCTTGATGATATTCCAAGTGTAACACCTTGTCTTAAAAGATTTGCCGCTTGGTCTCCCTTTGTTGACACAATTCCTCTTTCATGAAATCCTGGTGAAGTTAAAAGTTTTAATTTTCCAAGTAGAACATTTTTATCCCACCACATATCACTTATAATATGTGAAACTCTGTCTAGGTCAATAAGTGATGACTCAGGGTGGTTAAGTTCAGATAATGAAGTCCCCCTTTTTATATAATTTTTAATATAATTGTCAGCTTCTCTTTTTAAGATTTTTTCAGGATAAATTCTTCCGTTTCTATTTGGTGTGTCGTATTTTTGAAGTACGGCATAAAACTCAAATGGTTTTGAGTAATCTGATGCGTCCAAACTTTCTTTTATAACTCTATCGTTTGAAAATTCTTTTGGTGATACATAACCCGCATCATATTCAATTAATATTCCTCTACCAATTTCGGTAGGTCCAAGTATTTTTAAGTTTTGCATTTAATATTTTTCTTTATAAATATTAAACTGCCGTCAAATTTGAAACTTTATCATTTTTTCTTAAATAAAATTCAAATATTTTTGACTTTTCAAACACTTCTTTCTTAATTGTGGATATTAAATGTTTAACCGCATTTTTTATTTTAACTGATTTAAAATCAATTTTGTTTTTTAAAAATAAAGTTATTTCCAAATTCATAAAAGACCTTTTGTTAATTGCAATCCCACTCGTCCTCAAATCAACATCAACAATAGATTTTGAATCAAACATAATTAAATCCAAAATTTCCATTAAAGTTTGTCTAATTGTTTTACTGAAAAAAGATACATGCCTTCTCCAATCTTCGTAATACTCTTTTGGTTGAACCCACGATTGGATGTTGATATATAATGACTTAAAATTTTTTGAGTCAACCGTTCCATAAACACATTTGATATTTTTGTAACCTTTAATTTCGCATGATTTTCCTTTTTTCATTAACTTTGCATAGTTTCCGTTTATTTATATATTAAATCTAATAAAAAAAAACAAATTGTCAAAATGTTAATAATTGAAGTTAAAAAAGGTAATATTGATTCAGCTCTTAAGCAGTTTAAATCAAAGGTAATAAAAACAAGAATGATAAAAGAGCTTCAAGATAGAAAAACTTACCAAAAAAAATCTGAAGAAAAAAGGGAAAAATTAAAAAACGCAATTTACAAAGAACAAAAAAGAAATTCAGATAATTAAATTTTTATTTAATTCATGAAGTTTCAAATATTCTTTTTTTGAATATTTTGTATTTTCTATTTTTGATTTTGTTTCATTAAGAGTCAATTTAATTTCAGGTTCAGAACTTTCAGAAATTGAATTAATTTTATTTAATGTTTCAGTTTTTAATTGTTCAAATAACTCTTTTGAGTTTGAATTTTGAAGAACCTCCATAACTTGTTTCTTATCTAACTCAGGAAGGCTTTCAATTAAATTTGATGCATTTTTATTTGCCAACTTAACAAAACTTTTGAGTGGAATATTTGGTTTTTTTGTTTCCACAATTTTTTCTTTTGTTAAACTTTCAACAATTTGTTTTTTAGCAATTGATTTTTTTTCAGGTTTTAAAATATCACCAAAAATTAAATCATCAATTGTTGAATATCTATTTTCAAGAAGGACACTTTTTTTCCACTTTTCAATAACTTTTTTTGAGTTCTCTGATAGAGTTAAAGAATTTGCTTCTTTTGATAAATCCTCAATCAAATATTCGGCAGATGACTTATCCAAACTTTTGTTTTCATTTAAAGTATCATAAATAAAAAATAATCTTTTAAATGAATTATCTTTTAAAAGGATTGATTCAAAAAGTTTAAAATCTTTTTTTTGGTTATTTTTTCCAAAAAATTTGATAAATCTATTTTCAATTATTGTTTTAATTACACCGAATCTCATTTTGTTTTATTTTATAAATATCAATCTTTTAGTAATGATTTTAATTTATCTTCAATTTCAGACAAAGATTTTTTTGCTTTTGATAAATCAATCATCTCATCGTCCTCTATAAGATTACTCTCAACAAGAATATTCATGTCTCTTTCATATTGTTCGGGGGTTACTCCCGCTTCGCCGCCTGGCTCAGGACCTGGTGGTGGAGGTGCGGGGAGTGATGATTCCGCTCCCATATCTCCTCCCGGTGGTGGGGCTCCACCTTCAGTTGGTGTTCCAGCTGGCTCACTTTCTTTTTTGCCATATAATCTATCAATATTGTCAAATATTCCTGAATGAGTAATAACTTCAGCAGTTTTCTTTAACTCTTCACCAACAGCTCGTTCAATTCGTTGTTGTTGCAAATCAAGTTTAATTTCATCATCAGAAAATCCCAAAATGTGTTTCTTTGCCCAAGATTGTGATACAGGGGCAATTCCACTTCCAGGGTCTGCAACCATATCTTTAAATAATAAAACTTTTTCTTTCCATACATCAATTCTCATTAAATCCGCTTGAGTTGATGGATTTGTTAAGGATAATGTAAAGTTTCCAATTTCTTCTTCAAAACCTAAAATAAAAAGGTGAATAATTGCAATTTTATTAAGTTCTTGAACCATCGTTTTTTGAATACGATTGATTGTTCTTGCAAATCTTATATCTTGTAATGCCAAATTTTTTCCATCTCCTACGGTTTCTTCAAAACCTAAAAACGCTTTTGGAACACGAATTGCGGTGAGCAATTTCTTTTGAATATATTCAATATCCGCGATTTCCGATAGGTTTGTGGCACCTGCTAATGTTTCAATTGGGGAAGCTTGAGCTGGGTCTCTAACGGGAACAAAATAATCTTGGTCAACCGCCATTTGATTAAACCTCATATCAACATTTCCTGATTTAGAGTCAACAACTTGGTCTCGTTTAAATTTATTTGCAAATCTTTGGATATAAGGTTCAACATCTGCGTCATCCATATTTCCAACAAATACTTTAAATACTCTTCTTTCAGGAGCTCTTGATGTTCTATAAATTAACATTGCGTCTTCGGATAATAATAATTGTTTCCAAATACGACGAGCTTTTTCTAACATTGAATTATGTACAACGACTCCATTAGCGTAAAAATTATGATTTTGATTTTCAACGTATATATCAAAAGTTTCATGTTCTCCAATGTCAATAATTTTTGTAATTGGTTCTAAAATGTAATTTTCATTTTTTCTAAATTGGTTGTCATATTTTTTCGTTTGAGTTAATAAGGTATCATAAAAAGTCAAAGAATAACTTGGTTTTACCGATTTAATTTTTCTACCTTCAATTACCACATTTTTTCTTGGTTCTCTTTTTCTAATTGAACCTGATTTATATCCAATCTTTTGGCATAAAGTTTTAACGTCTTTTACTAAATTTTCATTACATAATTCAATATTAAGATGTGTTGACCATTTATCTTGTGTTATCCATCCGTCTGAGTCTATTAGTCCCTCTAAAAGAGCCTTTTGTATTTCTACATCCGAGCTGTATATCCAACTAGGTAATCTTTTAGTTGAGGCCTTACCATTAAAACCCATTCTTTCTAAAATTGTCTTTAAACACTTTGACCACACCATGCATTGTGTTTCTTTGCCATCAACCTCAATAATTTTTACTGGATTTTTGGAATATTTGTTTAATATCCCAATATAAAAATCATTTAAATCATCATATTCAGATAATGCAAAATAAACACCATTATTACTAATCCAGCCATCACCTAACATAAATCCAAAAAATCTAGCAAATTCTTCATTTATATATTCAGGTATTAAATCAACACTATTAAACCATCCGTTTTTATTATCTTCAGGTTGTGTTTTATTAATCAAAGTTTTTTTAGTTTTATTTTTTGAATTGTCAATAACTAATAAATCACCAATATTTAATTCTAATGTATTTTTATATGTAAATTTATTTCCATCAAAAATTAATATTTTGTGTTCTTCTGAAGCTTCAATAAAATTATGTTTAGTATGTATTTGGTAACAAATTTTAACTCCTGAATTTACAGTATCTAAAACATCAGACAATACTTTTTCTTCTGAATTTAAATCAAATGAATAAACTTTATCCCCTTTTACAATATCTTTAATTTCTTTAACTCCATATTCAGTATCAATTTTAGTATCAAATTTTAGGCAAGTTCCATACGGTAGTCTCCTATCATCACCAAGTAATCTAAAGTGAGCAACTTCCCAAGTATTGAACTCCAAGTCCTTTTGTTTCCATTTAAATCTTGTATGTTTTTTTGTTGGGTTTGTTTCAGGGTCGGCAGATTTTCCTCCCATTCCCGCTTCCAATCTTTCAATTTCAATAATTGGAAGTTGCATACATCCAACTATACCTTTTTCGGGGTCAAGTTTTAAATAAACGAAATTATCACCATACTTGCATGTGTTTCTTGTCCACATCGGAAGGTTTGTGTTAATATCAAGAGCGTTGTTAAATAAGTCAGCCAAAATTGATTTTATTCTTTTTGATTCAGAATAAATTTGAAGCATATAACCATCTTCGTTTACTGTCGTTGATTCTTCGGCGTAAATATCTAAAGCTGCAGATATTTCTGGAGTAAACTCCATACTTTCTAGGTCATAAAAAGATGATAATCTTGTTGGTTCGTAATACACTGCTTGGGTATAAAGATTGTGTTCAATCTTTGACCATTGGTTTGCAAGATAGTAATTTTGTTGAGCTTGAAGTTTTTCAAGGTCATATTCTTTTTTGGATGTTGTCCTTAAAAGTTCTTTTTTATCGTATTTGTATGTTGGATAATCTTGTCCGAGCAATGAATTTGGACCAAAAGCTTGGGACAATCTTTGCCATACTGTCATTTTATTATTTTCCATCATTAAATCTTAATAACTAATGTTTAAGTTATAAATAGTTTGAAAATAATAATTGTTATTTGTTAAGCAAAAGTACCTGTTACAGTCCAACCTTTACCTGGGTAAGGAATAGTGTTAACTGTTATTGTATTACCTACAGTACCTGTTAAAATATCTCTACAGACAATTCCATTTAATCCACCTGAAGTTGTGTCTATTTTGGCGTTACCAGTAGGATTAGTAGTTGATGATATAAATTCATTACCCCCATTTAATGTGCCTCCAGTAACTGATGTGCTATACGTTTGAGCCGTTGCGAGCCAACAAATTATGTAATTCATACTAGCGGCAGATAAAGAAAAATTACTGATATTTAAAGTTTTTAAAGAGTTATTAAATCCTGAATATACAGTGTTTGATGAAAATACAATATTTACATATGGAGTAGCATTTCTACCATTTACTCTACTACTAATATTTAATGAAGTTAATCCCGTAGGAAAAAATGGCTGAAATCCTCCAGTTGGTTGGAAAGTACCATTAGTATAAGTTAATGCTGTTAGTCCCGACGCAGAATTACAATCAGTGAACGCTGAAATGGTGTTCCTATCATTTGCACTACTACCATTTGAAATATTCATTGAGAATCCAGTTACCGAACTAAAATGTGAAAAAGATAAACCACTTAAACGATTAGATATAAAATTAATGGTCTTAACTTGTGTCGGGAATATATTTGAATTTGTAATTCCTGTCAATTCACAATGATTTAGACTAAACGTAGTCAAACCTGTCAAACTCGTAAGATTATAATCCCATAAATTAATTACATTTTTATTTGAATGTATAGCAATTTCATTTGTGCTTGTACTAACAAAATTTCCTAAATATATGTCTTTAAGATTTGTTTTAAAATAAAATGGCGATGATGGGGGAGGTGAAGTAAGAAGACAATTTGTTAATTGTAATTTGTAAGGGTTTTGATTAAAAGTGGGAAGTATAGGCCAATTAAATTGTTTACAATCGTTTAACAAATAGTGTTGAAAATTAGATAATCCAGATAAAGTATTCGCAGTGAAATTACTTAAATTAGGACAAGTAGTAATGTTAAAATAAGTTAAACCAGTATATACACTAAAATCGTCGGTTACTGCAGTTAAAGATGACATTCTTTCCAAAGAATATATTGCCAAATTTCTTTGGTAACTTGTTGTTAGAGAAACCAAACTAGGTATAAGTCTTAATTGAAATTTACTAAAATTGGACACAACTGACGGCCCGTTTGTTATTGTGACGGCGGTTAAAGGGTTAGGACTAGAACTAGTTGTTCGTATAAAAATTCCAGCTGCAGGGTCAACAGCACTTACCGGGCCAAAAGTAGTAGTTCTACCAAAATTTTGAGGTAACGCCAATGTTATTGAAGTTACCCCATTTATTTCGTGGTTAACATCGTCATTTACTAGATACGATAAATTTGTCATTCCAGTCAAATTAAAATTTACACTGGCTCTTGTAGTCGCGCTAACGTTAAAATAAAATTGTTGAGCGGTAGTACTTGCCGTATAATTTTTGGGTAACCAAGAATTATCTAATAATTCAGCATTACTTGCATTTGTTCCTGTTGCAATATAATTAAAAATGTAAAGCCTTGCGCCTTCAAAACCATTATAATCAAGTAAATTTAATGAGCCTGAGAAGCCACTTATAGTAAGAAGGGTTTTTCCAAAATAACTCTGTTTAAGTGCGTAATTTTGATTTTTTGTTATAGCCGAAAAACCTTGTATAAATAAAGACGTACTAACACTACTTGTTTTAAAAGAATGTATAAATCCTACAGGATTTTTAAAGAGTAATAGCTCTCCATTTGAGGTAGTGGGTGTATAGGTAAAATTAGCCACCGAACTACCTAACGACACAAATGTCGTATCGCCTGTATTATTAAAATTATAAATAGTACTGGCAGAATTAGTGTCTGTTAGTTCAACAGTTGTTTGTCTGACCTGTGTTGAGTTACCAAATGAAAATGAAATCCCACTTGACGCCGGAAAACTTAAAAATTCTAATAAGACTGGACTACTTGGACTTACTGTTGGTGTAATTGTTGGGGTTTGAGTATTAGTAGGAGTAATACTTGGAGTTATAGTATTAGTCGGCGTAATTGTTGGGGTTTGTGTATTTGTTGGGGTTTGAGTATTAGTAGGCGTGTTTGTTGGTGTTACAGTATTAGTTGGTGTGTTTGTTGAGGTTTGAGTATTAGTTGGAGTTTGAGTATTAGTCGGTGTAATACTTGGTGTTGGAGTTTGAGTATTAGTTGGAGTATTAGTTGGGGTAACACTATTAGTTGGAGTAACTGTTGAGGTTGGGGAAGGACTTGCCAAAGGAGTTGAAGTAGGAGTTGGAGTTTGAGTATTAGTAGGTGTTTGAGTATTTGTTGGAGTTTGGGTGTTGGTAGGGGTAATTGTGTTAGTAGGAGTTTGAGTATTAGTAGGAGTTTGAGTAGGGGTAAGTGTTTTAGTTGGGGTAATTGTCGGAGTCGGAGTCGGTGATTGGCTCACTGCGATACAAGCGGCGTCACCTCCATTTAAACAACTTGCAGCTTGAATTAAATTTGAATACGAACCACCAATAAATGTCGGTGTAACTCTAGAACAAATTGAGTAATAACCAATTGAATATGCGCTCCGAGTTATATTACCATTACAATTTGTTGATTGAACAGTTGTACCATTAGTAGTAATTTGGAATTGATAACAAAAACACGATGGTTGAGTTGGACTTGGAGTTGAAGTTTTAGTTGGAGTTTGTGTATTAGTAGGAGTTTGAGTATTAGTAGATGTTTGAGTAGGAGTTTGTGTATTAGTAGGAGTTGAAGTTCTAGTTGGAGTTTGTGTGTTAGTAGGAGTTTGTGTATTAGTAGGAGTTTTTGTATTTGTTGGAGTTACAGACGATGTTGGGGTATTTGTTGGAGTTTGAGTTGAAGTTGGTGAAGCACTAGCCGCAGGAGTTGATGTTGTGGTAGGGGTTTTTGTTGCAGTATTAGTTGGGGTATTTGTGGTGGTGTTACTTGGAGTAACGGTACTAGTCGGGGTATTTGTGGCAGTATTAGTTGGAGTTTTTGTTGGAGTTTGAGTCGGTGATTGAGAAAATTGCGGTGATTGTGTTGGGGTATTTGTTGGAGTTTTTGTTAATGTTCTTGTTGGGGTATTGGTTGGGGTTTCTGATGGGGTGTTTGTATTTGTTTGTGTTGGAGTTTTAGTATTCGTTGGAGTTTTAGTATTTGTTGGAGTTATAGTTGAAGTAGGGGTTGGGGTTTTTGTGGATGTTCTTGTTGGAGTATTAGTTGGAGTTTCTGATGGTGTTGTTGTATTTGTTGGTGTAATTGATGGAGTCTGCGTTGGTGTTTTTGTGGATGTTCTTGTTGGAGTGTTAGTTGGAGTTTCTGATGGCGTGGTTGTATTTGTCGGGGTTGGAGTTTTAGTATTCGTTGGAGTTTTAGTATTTGTTGGAGTTTGTGTGTTTGTTGGGGTATTAGTCGGAGTTTCAGTTCTTGTTGGAGTTGGAGTTTTAGTATTTGTTGGAGTTTGAGTATTAGTTGGGGTAATTGACGGGGTCTGTGTTGGAGTTTTTGTTAATGTCCTTGTTGGAGTATTGGTCGGTGTTTCCGAAGGAGTTACGGTATTAGTGGGTGTTTGGGTCTTTGTAGGTGTTGGTGTTTTAGTACTAGTCGGCGTAATTGATGGGGTCTGTGTATTTGTTGGTGTTTGAGTTCTTGTTTGTGTTGGTGTTTTAGTATTAGTTGGGGTCTGTGTATTTGTTGGTGTTTGAGTTCTTGTTTGTGTTGGTGTTTTAGTATTAGTTGGGGTCTGTGTATTTGTTGGAGTATTAGTTGGCGTAACGCTATTAGTTGGAGTGTTTGTAGGCGTAATTGATGGGGTAGGAGTATTTGATGGCGTAATTGACGGAGTAGGGGTGTTTGATGGTGTTAATGATATTGTCGGGGTGTTAGTCGGTGTAATTGATGGGGTTGGGGGAGGAGTTTCAATAAAACCAACCCCAATGTCCAAATTTTTAATGACTTTTGATTCTTTTTTAACGTTTTTAATTCAGTTATTATTTACAACCAATTTTGAGCCATCAAAAATTCTACCTGATTTACCTCTTTGTCTATTACCCATTATCTACGTCCTCCGAATAGCCAATTATAGTTCATATAATCATTTTTTGTAGGCTGATTATTAGGTTGTTCATTATTTATTATAACAGGATTAAAATAATTTGAAGTTTTAACCGTATTTGTTGAAACTTGCCAAGATTCAAGCATTGCCTTTGTGTGTTGGGTGACTTTTGAAACCGATGAAAAAGATGATTCACACACATATGTACACATAGATAAAGACATAATTAAATCATCGTGATGTCCTTTTTGGTGGTCAGGTCTTCCATTTACATAAATAAAAGTCCCCATTTCATTTAACAATCTTGATGAATAAATCTTAAACCCATGTCTTAACGCTTCCTCAAAAGACGCAATAATTTGAACTCTTTTTGCATTAAAGTTCATTCCAGGTATTTTTTCACTTGTCTTTGGGTCATATTTCCATTTATTAAAGTGGTCAACACCATCAACATATAAATCTTTATATCCCAATTCTTGCAATTTTCTTGAGGTTGTAACACCCATTCCTCCTGTTATATCAACCACAATAAATGCCGAATACATGCTCCCCCATTTATAACATACTTCAGCCAATGTGTCAGGTGGCATTTTTCCAACATATTCCAACACTTGTTCTCTTGTATCAAAATCAATAATTTGAATGCAAGAAAAATCTTCGCTGTCTCCACGACTAACGTCAACTCCCATTATGTATTTATGACCAATAATTGGCTCTTTCCAAATCCATATTGACCCTCCCATCATTTTATTTTGGGGTTCTTTAATCATATTTTCTCTAAAATTCTGAAGCATTTCGGCGTCAAATACATTATCCCCCGAACCAAGAAATTTGCATTCCAATTCCTGATTAACTTTTCTTCTATCGTATTTTAATTTTTTAACCATTGACTCATACCAAGAAGAAGTTGGTTTATATCCTTGAGTCATTAATACTTTTATATCTTCAAAATTTCTTTCTTTAAATGGAATTGATGAATAATCTACAGATTGAATTGATGGATATTCTTCTCTATTTAAATAATAATGAATTATATCATTAACATTAATTAATGATAAATCTTTTGTGTATCTTGGGTCTTTAAACCAAACCATTTCTGAAATTTTAAACTCATTCATATTTCTTAATGCTTGGTCGTATATTTCATAATATATTGCATCAAAACCATTTGGAGTTGATATTACAATAACTTTACCTCCTGTTGATAATGACGCCATACAAGCCGCCCAAAAGTCTGAGTCGGCTTCAATATATGCCGCTTCGTCAAATACCAATATTGTCGGAGTATATCCCCTCAATGCGTCTTTTGATGTTGCAACCGCTTTAACTTCACATCCATTATTAAGTTTAAAATGTCTTTGTGAGTTTTTTTCCGCTGAAAAATCAATGCCAGTCCATTTTGGCCATTGTTCTGTAAACCCTCTTATTTTATTTGCCATCTCAACTGCGGTGTCAAGTTTGTTTGCAATAATCAATATTTTTTCAGGTTTATTTTTTGATGCAAATGCGAGTTTTTTTGATGCCCATGCCGCGGTTACGGTTGATACTCCCGCCTGACGATATTTTAATGCAATATTTTCATTATATTTTTCATAGTCCTCCAAAAGTCCAAGTTGGTCGGGAAATAATTCCAACGGGACATATTTTGATACTGTATTATCATATGTCTGCAAATATGTTTTTAGGGCATATGGAGTGCTTTTCATACACTTTGCATATTCCAATAAGATTTGTTCTTTTGTTAAGGACATTAAACTTTTTTTAATAAATATGAAAAAACCCCCTTTTGGTGGAGGGGGTTTACAAAAAAGTTATTTTTATATTTTATAAACTCGCTAAAAAGTCGTCAAGGTCTTCTTGGTCTTTTCCTGAATTATATTCGTCATACTCTCTTTTTGCCGCTTGCGCCGCTCTCATTACTTCAGTAAATCTTTTTTTGGCTCTATCTTTTTCTGTTTTGTTTTCTGACATTGCGTCTCCAATCAAATCAAGAAATTCTTTTGCTGGAATTTTATAAAGTTCCTTTTTGAACCAAGGATTAAGTCCCGAATTTTCAGGGTCAAACATTTCATCAGGTAATGAAAATTTAATAAGTTCAACAACAGGAGGCCCCAATCTTAATTGCATTGGCTCATACGCCAATACATCAGTTTGACCCATAATTTTTGATGCTCTTTCTGGGTCCATTTGTGAAAATTGTTGTCTTGCCGGAGCTTCCTCAAGCCCCTTAATAATTTCGTGAAGAAGAATTGGAAATATAATACCTGCTGCAACAATTTTTGTATCAGGACCTTCACCTTCACCTCCTTCATCATCATCGTCATCGGCATCTTGTAGTTCCATTTTTCCTGCAACTCCACTACCTGTTTCGCTCATCATTTCAATCATTTGTTCCATAGTAAAATAAAGTAGGTCATTTGCCGCCATTACTTGTCTATACAAATTTGGTAATTCTGAATCAATTTGTGCCAATCTTTGCATATAAGATGGTTTCATAAAAGAATAGTGTCCTTTTTTTGCCTCACCTTGTATAATAAGATTAATTATATTTCGTTTATCAACTTCAGATTGAAATTGTTCTTCATCAGTTTCATCGTCAATATCAAAAGATTGAGGTGTTTCAAATTTTGGTTTTTCTTCAGGTTTCATTCTAAACTCTCCCATTCCTGAGTCCGCTTGACCAAGTGTCAAATCAAATTCATACCAATCTCTGTCAGTTCCTGTCTCTTCAAGAGCAAGTTCTAAGGCTAAATCTTTTAACTCATCGTTATGTTGACTTTCAATGCTCATAATTTGACCAGTTGTCATCATCATTTGTTGCATAATTTGTTGTCTAACTTGATTAGAACTTACATTAGGTTGATTAAATGCACTTCTAACTCTATTTACAATTTCTTTAAATCTTCCACCAGCCAATCTTTCTATATCAGCAGCTCCTTTTCTAAATGCAGGATTTTTTGCAAACATACCTTCAGGGTCTCCAAACTTTCTTTCAAGTCTTGGGTCCATTCTTTCAGGATAATCTCCATAATCAATTGGAGCTTCTTTTACAATCCTTTTAATAACTCTCGTTAAATCAGCTTCGGTTAATCTTATTTTTTTCATTTGTTTTCTTTATCTATTAAATTAAAAATCGCTGTTATTATTTCACTTTTTTTGGATTCCATTTCCGAACTTGAAGCTCTTGGTCTTGGATTTGGTTGTTCTTTGTCTTTTCTACCTGGATGTGATGGTCTTGTATCGGGCTTTGTATTAGGTTTTGGCGGAGCTTTAACAGGCGCCGTTTCAGTTCCCGCTCTTGGTCTTGGATTTGGTTGTTCTTTGTCTTTTCTACCTGGATGTGATGGTCTTGTATCAGGATTTGTTTTTGGTGGTGCTTTAACTGGTGCGGTTTCTGTATTCGCCTCCATAGTTTCTTTTTTTATCATCTTTTTTTCTGCAATGATACTAAGAATTTCTGACTTACTTAATTTTGGTGATAAGTTGTTTTCAACAATCTCTTCAATTTTAGATTCAATAATATATTCGTATGGGTTTTTTCCTTCTTTTAATTTTTTCTTAACACCCATTACACAATCTTCATATTTCTTTTTGTTCTTTCTACCTACAGACGCTGTGCAAACTGCCCAAGGATTGTATTTTTTCTTTTTACCTTCAGTTGTTTCTGTTTTTGTTGTAGTAATTTCAATTGAACCGTCTGTATTTTTTTTAGGCTCAACCTGGGCTAATTGTGACGGAGTCATATTTAATGGTTCATCTTTACCATATTTTTTAGTAGTTGTTGTTGTTACTTGAGCTTCTTTCGCTTCTTTTTTCTTATTTTTAATTTTTTCCAAAATCATTTTAATTTGTGATTCAGAAAGCAATGAAATTGTTTGAGTTGAAAACCCCAATTTACGCATTTCCAACAAGTTTTGTTTTTTTCTGTCCATTTTCAAATTCTTTATAAAATTCTAATATTATGTCCTTTTCGTATAGTTTGTTTTTTACTTCTTCTTCTGTGTCTCCAAAATGAAAAACAAGTCTATTATCAAGGTCTTTATCTTTTTCCCATCCAAGTGCAACCACTTTATCAACCGCATCTTTCATAGAAAAAAAATCGGAGTTTTGTATAAGTTCCATATCAATTCCTTCTCTATTTAAAACTCCCACTTTTTTAATGTATTCGGATTCAGGTGGTGTTGGGTTTGAATTCGCTGGTTCGCTGTCCCAATCGTCTCCCCACACTTCCAAACTATTTGAAAAAATAAATTCGTAAATCTTGTTCCCTTTATAGTTTGGTCCTAATCCGTTTACAAAAATCAAATAACTCATAACAACTCACCTTTTGGCGATACTTTAAGTTGTTTGTTGTTATGTTCAAAAACTAAATTACCTAAATTTGTTTTTCCAACAAATTTCATTTCAGGAAAACTGCTAATAATTTCACTTGCGACATTTTTTTGTTTTAAGCTTTCTGATAATTGTCTGATTTTTTGTTTGTCTGAATTTTTCTTATTTTTCAAGTAAGTTTTTTTATTTTGTTTTTTTGTTTCTGTAAATTTCTTTTCATTTTCATTTATAACAAAATATTGTGAAAGAACTTTATCTACAGTTGATTCTTTGAATATACTTTGAAGTGCTCTTTCAACATACTTTTCATTCATTTCTTCCTCTGTCATTTCTTTTGGTTCTTCTGATGGCATTTCTTCTTCTCCACCTTCTTCGGCCGGCATTTCATCAGTTGGCATTTCTTCTTCATCTTCCATTCCCATGCTCATATCTTCTTCACCTTCACTATCTTCAAGTTTTGTTATGATGTCTTCTTTATCTTCGTCATCAAGTAAATCTGTGATTGAAGATAAAATTGAATTAATTACATATTTTGCGTCTTTTGATGTCATTTCTTCGTCACCACCTTTAAAATCTCTAATTTTTTGAGCGAGTTTGCCAGTCAATTTTTGAATTGACTTATATGTTGGAACCTCATCATCAGCTTCCTCAGGACCTTCATCCGGCATTTCGTCAGTTGGTTCATCAGGCATTGAGTCTTCAGGTGACATATCTCCTTCAGGAGCGTCAGGACCTTCAGACGGCATTTCATCTTCAGCAGGTGGAGCTGGCATTTCTTCAGGTGAAGGAGCAGGTGGTGGAGGAGGTGGAGCCATTTCAGGCGCCGCCTCATCTGTTGTTTCAGGTTTTGGTGTTTTAAGGAAATACTTTTTATCTTCAGTAAATAAAGAAATACCTTCATTAATATGATTAACTCTATTTAATTCTTGAGCAACCAAGTTAAGTTTTTTCATTGCGTCAGCATATGAATCAAAATATTTTCTATTTTTCATAGGTTCAATATAATCAGCTGTTGACTCATTTAACCCTTTTTTAATTGTGTAACCCATCTTTTCTTTGACGATAAAATAAACGTTACCATCAACAAGTTTGGTATTATAATCTGTTCTTGCAGATTCATTTATAGAATTAGGAAGATGTTCCTTGTATTTAGCAATTTCAAGAATTCTTTTAATTTGTTCTTGACCTTTTAATTTTTCACTACCAATTGGTTTAAGTTTGCTCATTTTTAATTTTTTTTTATTAATTGTTTAATCCATTAAAACCACCGATTGTTACGGCATTCAACTGAACAACTGTATCAGCTGAATTTGTTATACTACTATAAATCGGATGTGGTTGCAATGTTGATGTACATGCCTCACAATTAGTGGCACCTGTAAAATTTATTATTTTATAAGTATAAGTTCCCGACGATAATATTGCCATAGCGCAGTTTTTTACAATAAATATATTAATTATTACGTTTTTTCTATTTACGGCAAAAAACTTATATAGATAATTCTTTATCTACAACTTTATTTTCAAAATTTACAAGTTTTTCAATATAACCATTTCTTCTTAAAACTTTAAAAACCAAATTTTCATCTGAATACTCACCTTCTTTTTCAAGTCCGCAAGTTCTATATTTTTTAAGTTTTTCTCTACATTTTTTAATAATATCTTTAGCATCGTCAGCCGTTACATCTGATGCTGCTTCAAGCGCAGTGTCAATAATTTCCATCCACTGATTAGATTTTTGTTTGATAAGATTTTTATCAACTTCAACTTTTTCTTTTTTTGGTTTGTTGTTCCATTCATCATTTAATACAGAATACACTCCGCTACTAAAATGGGCGGCATGTAAATCTTGAATGTAAAGTTCAACCTCATATCCAAATATTTTAATGTTGTGGTCGGTATTGAATAAAGTTTTTTTAACTTTAAAAAGTTCTTCATATAAGGGAAGTACAGTATCATCAAATTGATTAAAGTCAGCAACTATATGTAAGTCAATGTCCGAGTATTTTGACCAATTATAATTAGCCAATGACCCTGTAAAAATAATATCACTAATTAAAATTGGAACACCTATAAAATCAATAAATTCACTTGCGGTAGACAGAAGTTTTTCCCTAACTTCTTTATTGAGCGTATCCTCATTTTCCCAAACTTTTGGGTTTAATTCATCTCTTGTTACAAAACTTTTAATTATTTCATCGTTCTTCACAAGTTATAAATATCTAACAAATTATAACTTTTTGTATTTGAATTTTTTTGATATTTCAGAAACAAAAAATTTACCTTGTGATTCAGATGAACGGAAACTTGTATATAATTGATGGGGAACGTCTTCATATTCATATTTTACCCCATTTTTAAATTCAACAATTAATTTTTTTGTTGTAGTATCATACTCAGTTTCAACCAAATTGCTTGATTCAACTTTATTGATAATTTTTGTTCCTGATATTTTTTCGTTTGTAATCGCCATAACCAAATTATATTGAACAAATAAAAAATGTCAACTTTAATAATCTATTGAATTAATTTGAAAAATCATTTAGATTTTTAAAAACGATTTTTATGACAGAAACTCCAGACGAAGGAAAAAAAGGTGGTGGAAACCAAAGAACACAAGAAGGTCAAACCCCTGTACTTGATAATTTTTCAAGGGACTTAATTAAATTGGCAGAAGAAGGAAAACTTGACCCAGTTGTTGGACGAGAACAAGAAATTTTGAGAATCGCTCAAATTTTATCAAGAAGGAAAAAAAATAACCCAATTATTATTGGTGAGCCGGGTTGCGTACTTGGGGACACTATTATTGAAGTTGAAAAAATTTCAGTTGTAAATACCCATAATATTGAAACTATCTGATATTTATAGGTAAAGGTAATTACTTTAACCTGATTAACTATGAATGTTTTCTTTAAAAGAAAAAAATTATTAACTATATCAAATCATATTGATTTAGAAAATTTTATTTTAAATAATAATTTTTTTAAGTTCTTTAAAAAAATACCCGACTCTTGTATTGATAAAGTTAATAATCAAATTAAAAATACGACTCAAATTAATTTTAAGGAAATTAAGAAGTGGTATAGACAAATAGTTAATTACCCTGAAAGTGTATATAATGAAGACTTTTTATTTATGATGGGATGGGAAAAATCAGAAATAACTCAATTTATTAGTGAGCAACAGAAAAAAAATTCTAAAATTCTTTCAGACAAAAAGAAAATAAATCCTGAAAAATTTTATGACAAATCCCCTAAAAGAATTGAATATTGGGTAAAAAAAGGATTTAGTTCTGAAGAGGCAAAAAATTTAATTTCTGAAAGTCAAAAAACTTTTAGCAAAAAAATTTGTATTCAAAAATATGGTGAAGAGGAAGGAGTTGAAATTTTCCAAAAAAGACAAAAAAAATGGATTAATAGTCTTCACACAAATAATAAAATTAATGAAATTAATAAAAAAAAGAACTCATATTCTTTTGATAAAGTACCAATAAAAGATTTAATAGTAAGAACATCTTTTTTAGATAGTACAAAAAAAATTATAACAGAATGTATTGATTGTGATTCTATTTCAAAATTTGTTTTGTGTGTTTTAACAAAAATAGACGTTAAAACTATTTCAGATATTATCCCTTACATTAATAGCTCAATCATTTCAAATAGGTACAATACTAATAAAGACACAATTAAAAAAACTTTTTTTTCATCATTTCCTTATGAGTTAAAGTGTGGCTTATATGGTACCCCTGTATATCATAATGGGATTAGATTTAAAAGCGTTAAAGAATATAAACTTTGTCTTTTATTTGAATTTAAAAAAATTAATTATTCATATGAGATTGGGTACCCGAATTCGCATTTTAAATGTGATTTTTATCTACCTGATTACGATGTGTATATTGAATATTTTGGTATTTTAGACGGAAAAAATTTTAACAAATTAGACGAAAAACAATCTAAATATTACGATAAAATGAATAAAAAAATTTTATTTTGTAATGAAAACAAAATTAAATTGATTTATGAGACAGATTTTACTAAACTATATGATAAAATATTAAATGTATTATGAAAATAAAAATAGAAGATTTTTTTGACCTTGTTGAAAAAAAAGGTGGGACTTACAAAATTAAAACACCATCAGGATATAAATTAATTGGTAATTTATACAAAAAAAACAATAAAAATTGTATTAGAATTAAACTATCAAATGGTTTAGAATTATCAGGTTCTGACGAACATTTGGTTGAAGTTTCTAAAAATTCTTTAAATCCAAATGTTGTTTTTGAAAATAATTCTTGTTGGTTAAGTTTAGGTAACATTACAGAAGGTGAATTTGTTTGGACTGAAAATAATGAATTGGTTGATGTTATAGAATATACTGAAATAGGAATTAATAATACCTATGATTTAGAAGTTTTAGACGATGAAAGAAAATATATATCAAATGGAGTTGTTTCCCATAATTGCGGAAAGACGGCGATAGTTGAGGGTCTTGCAATGAAAATATTTCAAGGAGATTGCCCAAGAAATTTGGTTGACAAAAGAATTTTATCACTTGATTTAAATTCAATTGTTGCGGGAACAAAATATAGGGGTCAATTTGAAGAAAGATTAAAGGTTATAATTGACGAAATTACGGTAAATCCAAATGTAGTTCTTTTTATTGACGAAATTCATACCCTTGTTGGGGCTGGAAACGCATCTGGTTCACTTGACGCATCAAATATTCTAAAACCCGCATTATCAAGAGGTGAAATTCAGTGCATTGGAGCAACAACACTTGATGAATTTAAGAAAAATATTGAAAAAGACGGGGCTCTTGACAGGAGGTTCCAAAAAGTAATTGTTTCACCATCAACAAAAGAAGAAACTCTTCAAATTCTTCAAAATTTGAAAGAAAAATACGAAATTCATCACAAGGTTAATTTTACAGATGAAATTTTAAACGCATGTGTTGATTTGGCCGACAGATATATAACAGATAGAGAATTTCCTGATAAGGCTTTTGATATTTTGGACGAAGTTGGAGCAAGAGCTCAAGTTGATGTTAAAAATCCCGAAATTATTGAGGAATTAAAGAAAGAATCACAAAAAATTAGGGAAGAAAAATTACTTGTTGTCAAAAGGCAAAATTATGAAATGGCAGCACAATTAAGAGACAGGGAAAAAAAGATTTTGAGTCAATTAGATGCTGAAAGAACCAAATTTGAACAAGATTTATTAACAAAAAGAAGAGACATTTCAATTGAACTTGTTTATGATGTTGTTTCAATAATGACAAAAATTCCAGTTACCAAATTATCAGTTGATGATACAGAAAATTTGATAAATATGGAAGATAATTTGTCAAAATCAGTTATAGGCCAAATTGAAGCAATCACAACAATATCAAAATCAATAAGAAGAAATAGGTTGGGTATTAAAGACCCAAATAAACCAATTGGTTCATTCATATTTTTGGGTTCAACAGGTGTTGGAAAATGTGTTTGTGAAGATACTGAAATTATAGTTAGAAACAAGTTTACTGGTGAAATAAAGACAATAAAAATAAAAAATATCATTACCGACACCAATTAGTCCTAACTTTTTTAAACTTTACGATATTTATTATAAAATAGATATTATGAAAATAAAAACAAACAAAGGAACTAAAGAAATAAACGAAATTTTTCCAGATTTAGAAACATTTAAAAATTATGTTTTAAAATTAGATAAGAACATACGTTACAATAATGAAAAAATAAAAAAAGAAATGCAATCTTTGATGAATAAATTAGAAGAACAAGATGGTACTATTTCATATTCATTAATGAGAGGGTGGTTGGTAAAAAATTATAGCTTTAAAACTAAAAAATGGGGCAAAATAGAATATTTTATTGAGCGTGGTTGGGATGAAAAAGAAGCTTTAAAAGAATTAGAAAACAGAAATTATGAAATTAAAAAAAGAAATCGTTTATGTGAAGAGTATTGGATAAATAAAGGTTACCCAAAAGAATTAGCGACTAAAGAAATTTCAAAACAACAGCAAAAATCTTCTAAATGTGTTAAAACTCATCATGGTAAATCTAAAAAAATGCTAATAGAAAAAGGATATACTGAAGAAGAAATAAATAAAATTTGTTTAACTCCTTCAAAAGTTGAATTTTGGATTAATAAAGGTAAAACAGAACTTGAGGCTAAAAAAATTATTTCTAAAAATCAAAAAAAATCGGCTAAACAAGTAGATTTCCAAAAAAGATTAATACCTTCTAATATTAAATATTGGACAAAAACTGGATTATCTGAAGAAGAAGCAAAAGAAAAAGTATCTAAACACCAATCAACTTTTTCATTAGAAAAATGTATAAAAAAATATGGTGAAGAACAAGGTAAAAAAAGATTTAATGAAAGACAGGATAAATGGTTAAATTCTTTGATAAAAAATGGTAGTATGGTTATTGGGTTTTCTAAAATTTCACAAGATTTATTTTATAAACTTTTAGAAAAATATGATATTGTTGATAAAGATAAAATTTATTTTGCAACACATAATAAAGAATTCAAGTTAGAAAAAGAAAATGGCGGAGTTTGGTTATACGATTTTACTGACACTATTAATAAAAAAATAATTGAGTTTCATGGAGATTCATTTCACGCAAACCCAACAAAATATAAATCAACAGATTACCCAAATCCATTTAAACAAAACATAACTGCACAAGAAATTTGGGATAAGGATAAATTAAAATTATGCATGGCCAAAAATTGTGGTTTTGAAGTTTTAGTAATATGGGACTCTGAATATAGGTGGGGGAATAAGCAAGAGATAATAAATAAATGTATAAAATTTTTAAAAAACAAATGATATGAATGGAATTGAAGAAATACAAAAACGAATTGAGAAATTAGATAATGTTTTTTTATTTGATAAACACGAATTAGATTCATTAAAAAAATTTACTAAAACAACTAAAATATCAGATTATGAAATATTAACCGACACCGGTTTTGTTGATATTGAGGCATTACATGAAACAATACCTTATGAGGTTTATCACCTTAAATTATCTGATGGTAAAGAACTCAAATGCGCCGATAATCATATTGTTTTTTATATTGACAATATGGAAGAAGTTTTTGTGAAGAATTTAAATGTTGGTGATAAAATATGTGTATTTGGTGATGATAAATTAGAAGAATGTGAAGTTGTATCAATAACTAATTTAGGGTACGAAGAAGTTATGTTTGATTTAGAATTAAAAGAAGGTTCTAATAGAAGATATTATACTAATGGTATTTTATCTCACAATACTCTTTTAGCGAAAGAATTGGCAAAACAGATATTTGGAAGTGAAGAAAATTTAATTAGGGTTGATATGAGTGAATTTCAAGAAAAACACTCGGTTTCAAGATTGATTGGTTCACCTCCAGGTTATGTTGGATATGAAGAAGGGGGTCAATTAACAGAACAGGTTAAGACAAAACCATATTCGGTTGTTCTTTTTGATGAAGTTGAAAAGGCTCATCGTGATATTTTTTCATCACTCCTCCAACTTTTGGATGAAGGTTATATGACAGATAGTTTTGGAAGAAAAATTAACTTTAAAAATTGTCTTATCATTATGACATCAAATATTGGGGTCAAAAAAATGCAAGATTTTGGAGCGGGGATTGGATTTTCCAAAACAAACAACGTATATGCTGACCAAGAGGTTAAAAAACAAATGTTGAATAAAGAATTAAAAAATCATTTTGCCCCCGAATTTATAAATCGTATTGATGAGGTAATTGTTTTTAATACATTAAACGATGAAGATGTTAAAAAGATTGTTAAAGTTGAAATTAACAAATTGCAGTCAAGACTTGAGGGGTTGAAACTTAATATTACTTTTGATGAATCAGTTATTGACTTTATTTCAAAAGTTGGGTTTGATGAGGTATATGGAGCAAGACCGCTTAAACGGGCAATTCAAGAAAAGATTGAAGATTTTATTTCCGACGAAGTTTTAAGAAAAAATCTTAAAGAAGAAACACTTTACGTTATGAGAATTGAAGATGAAAAAGTGCTTTACTCGGAATATAAGAAGACAAAAAGGGCAAGAAAAACAAAGGGGGAATAATCCCCCTTTTTTTATAGATTAACTTTTGATGGGTGGTCAAAAAAGTGTTTAACATTACCCAAAGATTTAATTAACTCACCACCCGCTTTAATTCCCGCTTCAACCTCTTCAATGCAGATATACTCATTTTTGGTATGATAGTTATGGTACCCAATTGAAAAGTTAATACAAGCAAAATTATATTTCTTTTTCAGCGCATATACATCAGTATAAGGGTGAACACCATAAGATGGTTTTGACAACAAATTTTCAGAAAGAATGTTATTTGAAATTTTGAAAAACTCTGACTCCCTGTCATAAAGTTTAACTCCAAAACAATATTCAGTCACCCAATAATCGCCAGGAGCATCAAATTCAATAACATAACCAACATTATCAAAAAATCTATCATCAGAATTATTTGACCCAATACAACCGACTTCTTCTGAAACAAAAAACGCCGCTTTTATAACATCAAATTTTTCAAGAAGCTCAAGACAAGCGAATATTCCACATTTGTCGTCCCCACCAATTCCCGTTGGCTCATTAAAATCATTATAAGCTTTAAGACATAGTGAGTCTTCACCTTTTGAATTAGGAAGAGTTTCTTCCATCACATTAATTGTGTCAAGTTTATGTACCGTATCGGTGTGAGCGACAACACAGGGGAAGTATTCACCAGGTTTTACAACTCCTTTTGTAACATATATACTTCCAAGTTCATCAACAAAGAACTCATAATTTTTTGATTCAAAATATGAAACCAAAAAATCAATCATTTTATCTTCCTGATATGTTTTCGTAGGAACTGAAAGTAATGTTTTGAAAAAATCTAAATTATTCATTTGTTTAAAAGTTATGGGCAAATATACAAAACTTTTTTAAAATAATTCAGGTTGATATAAAAAATTTTTAAATTGTTCTAAATCAAGATACGCTCCTCTGGTACCTGTGGGGAAATTAGTAATAATATGAACTTTACCATCCTCAACTTTTTCTAATCTAAACTTCATTTTATTTTTTTCTCCAAAAGTTTTTTCTTTTGGGAAACTATTCCAACTATCAAATTGTAATTTTTTTGATATAATAAAATCATACATTTTTTTATTTTCTGCAAATTCACCTGTTTCTAATTGGTCGGTTATTATTTCTTCTATTTTATCTAGTTCTCTATCTACTGTTCTATTAAAGCTAGGTTGGTCAAAATTATCATTATCCCAATATGCGTAATAATCATCATATAAATCTTCATCTAGTTCCAAATTTGAATCCAATATAAGTTTCTTTAATACTTCAGTCATTGTTGCATCTTTATTTAATTCTGATTTATCCCATAATTTTAGAAGGTTGTTTACTGTTGTATAATATAAACTACCGCATTTACTTTCAATCATCATAAATTCCGATAAACGTTTACATAGTTTACCTATAACATAGTCTTTTACACCTGCAACAAGACATTCATCATATTCATATGAATATGTAGAGCATATTTCTAAAGCCTGTCTACTAAAATTACTTAACAACCAAGGTCCGACTTCATCATAAACCTCACTTCCTTTATTTGCCAAATCAGGTCTTGCCATAATTAAAATTTCATTTAACTTTTTTAAACTTTCATCTGAAAAATGTCTGAAGATATAACCTTCTTTCATTTCTTCTTCACCAAAATAACCTGTATCTACAAAAACAGAATCACCATAATACCCTCTTCCAAAAGAAACTGATATTAAAAATTTATTGTTATTCTCTTCATTTTCAGGTAAAAAAAGTTCTGAAAAACTTTCCAAGTCAAATTTTAATGCAACTAAAGATTTACCTCTATTTGTTTTGACTACAGTTTTTACACTAACAATATTATCATCGTCAGCCCTTTCTACCCAAAATGGGTTATTTTCGTTGTCTCTAAAATCAATTAAAGCCTTATATAATGACATTAAACTTTTTTTTTATAAATACTTGGAGTAATATTAAAGTATTTATATATTTGTACATAAGTTATTTGAAATATGGGGGCGAGCTGGATTTGACATTTACATCTTGGGAGCCGGGGCACGCAGTGAGACGTTTCCTATCACTTTAAACTATGGTAACAAACGTAAATGGCGAAACTTTCGCAAAACTTCAGACAATCGGTTTAATCCGTACTGCTGATGTAACAGTAGCCTAATCTGGGATTAGCCTACGAAACGGGTCGGTAAGCATATAACCTTGGAACAGAAGCTCGTACTGTGGTGTGGTTTCTACCCGAAAAGAAACAAACCCTTTTTTGTTCGTGTGGAAGGGAAATAAAAACGAAATATTTCGGAATAATTAGAACAATTATTGACCTAAGCGTGTAGTCCTATCTTTTATGAGTATCTGGACGGGGTTTTCGACTACCCCCGCCTCCACCAACAAAAAAACCCCTTATTTTAGGGGTTTTTTCATTTTATTAATATCTTCATTTAATCGTTGTTCAAATATACTTTTTGCGTTATCCCATAAATCAGATAAAGAATACCCAAAAATTTCAATATCACCTTCAGGAGTTTTATTTATAACCTCGTCAGGAACCATATCTTTTACTTTTTGAACAACATCATCCAAACTTTCCGAATCGGCAAATTGTTTTAAACCAATTTTATCTAAAAGTTTTTCTACATCTTTTTTTTCTGAATATGTTGCGTTGTTTTCTGAATTGTCAATCACTTCTTTAGATAAAAAGTCTGAAGAATCAATTTTTGCTCCTGAAACATATTTCAAATGCCAAGGTTCGGCTCCTCTAAAATTTGAACCCCTATCAGTGGGATAAGACACTTCAAATCCATAATTTTTACAATTTTCTTCAACCCATTTTTTTATTTCAGGTCTTGATTTCCACCAACTTTTTTCAACACTAAAAATATCAAAAGCCTTTCCTGTATGGTGTTGTGAAAATCCAGGTAACGCCGACCATTTTTGCCTGTCAAGAGTTGTAGCATATTGGCCTATATTATTTAAAAAAGCCGAAATTTGTTTTTCGTATCCTCTATAATCTGAAACAAGTTTTGTTTCACTTTTTAACTCTGGAAAAATTATAATCATATCTTCAATCATTTTCATAATTTGTTTTTTGGCCTCAGAATTTACACTTCCAGCGTCTTTATAAATTCCCCCTTCATTTTTAAATTCAAAATCAATATTTTCTTTTTCTATTTTATATTTTCTACCTGATTTTGATTCTAATTTTGAATATATCTTTTTTAAATCTTCAGGTATGTCATCAAATGACTCTATTTTTTTATTTATCTTTTTTGTTTGAATTTGAGACATTCCATCTAATTCAACAAAATTATCATAATAACTTTTAGGGTTGATGGGTGTTCCATTTTTATATAATTCAAAATGAATATGGGCGCCTGTAGAACGTCCTCTTCCTATGTCTTTTGCTCCTCCACCAGAGTATGCAATAACTTGCCCCTGAGTGACTTTATCTCCGATATTTACTAAAAATTCTTTGCAATGACAAAATCTTGTATCATAATCATCTCCGTCAATTTTTCCGTGGTCAATTTTTAATGTTCCCCCACAGGCGTCTTTTCTAATCACCGCATCAGTAATAGTGCCATCAGCAGGAGCAATCACTTTTGTTCCAGAAGGAACTCCCAAATCAAGACCATAATGTATACTTCCTCCTCTTGGTCCAAATGGTGAAGTAATTCTTGCTTTTTTTCCGCCAGCAACGTGAACAAAATCAAGAGTTTCGTTCAATAATTCAATACCCATTAACTCTTTATTTCTATTAATTTCAGAAATAAGTTTTTTATTAATCATTTTAAGATAATTATATTTATATAAATATATGGAAAAATTAATTAGGTTGGCCAATTTGATAGGGCCAAGATTAAAGTTACAAGATGTTTCAGAGACCTCGCAATCAATTTTTAGTTTTTTGCAAAAAGACAGATTTTTAAAACAAATAAGAGAATCACTTAAACCTGAAGAAGTTGTTTATTTAGTTTTTTTACTTTTAAATTATAAAAGAGGAAATGAATTAGCACCAGCTTATGAAGAATGTTTAGCCAATTTGTTTTCTTTTTCAGTTATATATATTAGTGACGATAGACCTTACTCAGATTGTGATGAATGTGGTGGAAGTGGTTACTCTTCGTGTGATGAATGTGATGGAATAGGAAATATGAATTGTGGTCAATGTGATGGAGATGGAAAAATTGATGGTGAAGATTGTGACAATTGCGAAGGAGATGGAAAAACTCAATGTGGAAATTGTGGCGGCGACGGAGAAATGACTTGTCAAAATTGTGGCGGCGACGGAGAAATTGAAGATTATTCACAACATATAGTTTCACAAACAGAATATTTTTCAATTGACACAAGTTTATTTAAAGAACTTGAACTAATGGATGAAGGAGACGTGTTAAAAGATGGTGATGATTTTAGCGCATGGACATTTACAACATATTATATATCGGGAGAGTCAGGTGAGTTTGAAGATTATAGTGCGGATGAGTATATTCTTGGCGATTTTAATACCAATCCTAACATATCTACAAGACGCTATGAGATTAGAGATATGGATTTAAAAGATTTTGTTTAAAATTAATTTTTTTGTTTATATATCTTGTCAAAATAATCTAAAATGTGTAAATTTCTGAGCAAAGGTTGGTGTTGTGATTAAACATAATACAGTATAAAAGTTTTTCTAAAAATAACTTAATGGATATTTATATAAAAAGTATCCATATGACTAAAGAATATTTAATTGAAATGATTGGTAAGGGGATGTCCCTTAATCAAATAAGTAAAGAGGCCGGTAAAGGACTAACTACAGTAAGATATTGGGCAAAGAAACACAAAGTAGAATTTCCAAATAAACCATTTAATGTGATGGGAAAAAAAGATTATGGAGAAAGTAGATTTTGCCCAAGATGTAAAGAAAATTGTAATATATCAGAATTTTATAGTAGAAGGGGAAAGGATAATTCATCTGTTTACTGTAAAAAATGCACAGGGCTACAAACAGTAGAAAGACAAAGAAAATTGAAAAAACAAATGGTAGACTATAAAGGTGGTAAATGTCAACAATGTGGTTATGATAAATACATAGGTGCATTAGAGTTTCATCACTTAAATCCTGAAGAAAAAGATTTCAGTCTATCTCAACTGAAAAGATATTCATTCAATGAAGTTATGATAGATGAATTGGATAAGTGTATTCTACTGTGCTCAAACTGCCACCGTGAAATTCACGGTGAGCAGATGAACTCAGTGTATCCCCGACAGGATTCGAACCTGTGACCCACAACTTAGACATACCACTATAGTTTTCACTACCCTTTAGGTTTGTGGTCTGGACTATATCATCACCTTCAACTTAACTTGTTAAGGTGCTTCCCACTTAGTCTCTACACACTTCCTCATTTTTGAGGTTTGGCTCGGTATTACCATCGACATTACTCGGAAGGTTTCACGGAATTCGAGAAGTTCCATCTAATCATTTCTAATTAAACGCCCCCTTTGAGGTTGTTGCTCTATCCTAACTGAGCTACGGAGATATATTTTAAAACAGGCGTCCTCTGTTTTAATTGTTTATTTTATTATTTGTTTTTTTTCCGCAATTACATCAAAGTAATTGTCAATTAACTTATCAATTCGTGAATCGGTATAAGATTTTGATACATTATTACAATCTTTAGCGAGTTCAGTCATTTCAGTTCTTAAATCTTTAAAACCACCCCAAACATCTTCAACACGTCTGTCAATACTTTGATGTACACTTCTTACATCGTCATAGTATTGTCTTCTGTCATCCTCAATTCGTGACATTAAATCACGAATAATCACTTCTTGTTTTTTTATCTTAAGTAAACCCCAAACAACTACGGATACAAATATAACCGCAATTACCGAGAGAACACCTAAAACGAAATAAATTGTTTCCATAAATTTTTCTCCTTTATTTTATTTTAGAGAACGCCTGTTTATATAACTCCACTATCATAATCATCAGACAGACAAATATCAATATTTTTTTCAATTATATAATTTGGAGAATGTTTAAAATTTTTCCAATTATCAAAATCTTTAAGGTCTTCCAGTACTTTTTGATGAACCATAACAAAACCTTCAGGAGTATTTCCTGTAAGTTTATAATATGAAGATTTTTTTATTTTTTCTTTGATTTCGTCCGTCACAATAGAAATATAGTAAAAAATTCAAATAAAAAAAATTTGAGTTTCATAAATCTATTGCATATCTTTGTTAAAATGAACACAGGAGTTTTGGTTTTAAATTCGGATTATTCCCCAATTAATGTAACCAGTTTTAAAAGGGGATTTAACCTTGTTTTTAAAGGTAAGGCCGAAGTTGTGCAATCACAAGGTCAACCAATTATAACATCATTTGGAACGTTTTTAAGACCAATCATAATACGTCTTTTGGAATACGTATCTTACAAAATAAGCAAGATAAGTGTATCCAAACATAGAATATTAAAAAGAGATAAATTCAAATGTGTTTATTGTGGAAGTCAGAGGGATTTAACAATTGACCACGTAATTCCAAGGTCAAGAGGGGGAAAAAATACTTGGGCAAATATGGTGACATCTTGCGGAAAATGCAATCATAAAAAAGGTGATAGAACGCCAGAAGAAGCCGGTTTTGTTTCCGTTTATCCAAAAGAACCAACAATGTTTTCGGACATTATTAACAATGACCTTCTTGTTGCTTGGGAAAATTTTAAATTAAGCTTCAGATGAATCAATAATTGATTGGGCTAGTTTTTTTGCCAAATCTTGAACTTTTGATTGTTTTTCTTCTTGAGCTGGTTTTAACATTTTGCAAATTTCTTTCTTTAATTGATAATCAAATTCAGAAGAATCAATTTTTGATACCATAATTTTTTCAATTGCATCCATTACACTAGATGGTTCTGAAATATCTGATTTTGCATTATCCTTAAATGCCTGAACAACAATATCGGCCCAACAATCAAGAAACATATCTCCAATATTATCTGAATTGTATTTTCTATTAAGTTCGTTTTCAACCTGAGTTTTAACTTCACCTTCAAGACCAAGTTTATTCATAAAAAATGGAATAGCTTCGTTCTTTAACTTTTCTTCATCACCTTTAAATACTTTGGTGATTGCTCTATTAAAACTTTCTGAAGAGTCCTCATTTAAGAATAGTTTTGATTTTTTGTAGTTTTCGGTTAGTTTTTCAAATTTTTTGAAAAAATCGTTATAGTTTTCGTTATAGAAATTACCAGCAACTTTATATAGATTTTCAGAAATTACGTCAACTTTTTTTGTTTTGTTTGATAATTTTCTTGTGATTGATTCTTTAATTGTTTTCATATTCTTATATTCTACTAGTTTTTTTCTTATTATTGTGTTTTCTTTTCTAAGTCCTAAAGTTGATTTCCAAGCTTTATAAATTTCAATAAATTCTAGTTGTCCCCATACGACATTATAATCAACGTAGTCCCTTAACCAAGGACTTTTATGTGTCATATTTTCAGCAACATAATCATCGTGTTTTTTTTCACACTGGGAGTATTTTTTTAAAGCTCTTTTTAGTGGGTCTCCGACTCTGTAAGTTTTATCATCTTTAAATTGAGCAAATCTGTTTCTAATATATATAAAGTCCACAAAATCTTTTGCCATTGCATTTTCTTCTCCTGGAAAATCTTTTTCAAAATTGTTCTCATCTTCCCAAGGACTGCAAAGTTGCTCCATATATAATGATTTGCCTATCTCATAATCTTTAGCTATTTTTTCATAGTCAGTTTTAATTTCGTCAGCCGTTTTTTGTTTTGTTTCCGATGTTTTTCCTTTTAAAAACTCTTCATACTCTTTACCTTTGTCTTTATAAGCACATCTTAAAGCGGTTGTGTTTATATACTTTGGTTGAGGTGGTGTGTTGACGTTATAAGGTTTGTCTTTTGTTTTATATTCAGGATATTTTCCTAATAACCAAGTTCTAAATGCGTCGCTTTCAGTTGAGTTTGTAAATGGAGTGTTTGGGCAAGAAGTTAGTTTTGGTTTTTCAGTAGTTTTACCTTCTTCTTTTTTAGGCGGTTCTTTTTTATCTTCTTCTTTTTTAGGCGGTTCTTTTTTCTTATAGTAATATTTTCCTTCATCAGATACTGCGGTATAGTAGTTTGCACTATCTTTCTTATAGTCATTATATTTTGACTCAGAACATCTACTATAACCTTCTTTTTCTAAGTCAGCATTTGTTTTCTCTAAAATAATAATGTTTTTCATTAATATTAATCTTATTTATCTTCTATGTATGTTTTTTTATCCTTGATATATTCATAATTTTTACCTCCTGCTTTCCAAAAACCTGACCCCTCCGTGTCATTTTTTGCGTCACTAGAACTCAATTTATTATCTTCCAAAAACTTTTTAAATTCATCCAAACTCATACCGTATTCTTTCTCGCCTCCAGTAAAACCACTCCAAGCATCACTGATTAATTTAGCGATTCTGGGGGCAACACCTGCGTCAATCAAATTTAATTGTTTATTTAAATAAGAAACAACAGCAAGAACAATAATCGCCGACCACCAAGGATGTTTTTGTGCGAAGTCATATCCACGGATTCCAAGTCGTTGAAATATGTTCTTACTCATTCCTCTGAAATCTTCTAATTCTCTTATATATTTATCATAGTCGACATCCCCTAAAAGTTTTTTTAATTTTTCTTCATCTTGTAATAAATTTTCTAATTTATTCAGTCTGCTTTTGAACTCGCCATATTTTCCTTTCCTTATCAAACCTTTAATTCCATTTTGGACATCCGTTCTAGTTTGTAATTCATCAATTATATTATCTATGTTTGTTGTCGTTTGAACCTTTTCTGTCCTTTTAACTTTTGCTTCAGCCGTGCCAAATTTTTCTGATATATCATCTTTAAATTTTTTAACAACATCGTCAGGTAATTTTTGACCATTATCAAATGTCAAGTTATCTAATTTTCTTTCTAAACCACTTTTAATTTTCATTAAACCTTCTGAATTTAATCCACTAATATCAATTTTGTTAATACTATTTTGAATTTGTTGTAAACCCGGACTTGAGTTTATAATTTCATCGGTAAGTTTTGAAGATAGTGCGCTATCATTTTCTACAAATCTTTTTAAAATTAATTCTAAAGTTTCGTCAGATAAATCGTCCGACTCAATAGCATTTTTTAAAGACGCTAAATCGTCAATTGACTTTCCGTTTGCAGTCTTTAACAAACTATTACTTGCATCGGCTTCAAGTTTAGTTGTGACTGATGTCAATGATGGGTCAGTTGCTGTTTTAGTTAACGCCGTATCAAAATCTGGAATTACTTTTCTTATTAAATCATCTATCCAACTTTCCTTAATTATTTTCAACCCAATTATCTCTCTAAATCTATTTATTTCTAATAAAATTTCTTTTTTCATATCTTAACTTTTTTTTTATAAATATCATATTGATGAAGTTTTTTTATAAATTTTGTTCTTTTCTTATTTGATTAACTAAATTATTCATATAAGTTTCAAAATCATCCGCAATTTGTTTTATCTCGTCCTCATTACTAATTCCTTGTAATTTTTTAACTGCATTTATAAAATTTACGTTACTTGTTATTTGTTCAATAGATTCTTTATTTTCATTTAAATTATTAATTAATTCATTACTTTTTGTTTCACCTAATTTTGAAAAAATTGATGTCCAAACTGCCTCTTCTTCCACATTTATAGGTTTGTTATTTTTTGAATATATATTTTTGATTTCGCTCACTTTTTTCAACGTGTATGCGGCGGCTGGTGTTCCATAAACTAAAAGATGAATTAATGGATTTGATATTTTTCTTATAGGTTTTGCATTTCCTTTTAAACCGGTAATATATTCTTCACCTACTTTTTTAAGTATTGGTTTATATTCATCTTTTGACAATTCTTTAATAACTCTTTTTTCTTGTTCACTCATTCCATCTAAAACTCGTTTCACATCATCTGAGTTAGCATATTTACCTAGATTATTTATTTTTGATTCAACAGATTTTAAAGTTTCTTCACCAAATTTTGCATTTTTTAAAATTTGTTTAATTGGCCCGCTAGCCATTGCAAATGGTAAAATTAAATATGCAAAATCTAATTTAACTGCGTCTTCATTCTGAGCCTTATAGTTTTTTTTAAGTGAATATAAGTTCAATCCAGCATCGGCAATTAACTCTATAATTGTACCTATCGTTCCCATACCTCCAGTTAATATACTTACAGCTAACATCCCCCCAATTTGTACGTACATACCATACTCATCCCACCATTCATCAGAACAAGGTGGAGTGGATTCATTCCATTTTGCGTAATACATCTGACCTTTACTATTATAATACGCTTTACCAACAATTTTATTATTTTTATTCTTTACAGAACCATCTACAATTGCTTGGAAAAATTTTAAATATTGTTTTTTACAATCTTCGTCTTTGACTAGTTCTGCGGCATTAGGAAAAACACGAAGTACTAATTTATTTTTTATTAAATCTCCTTGTTTATCAGATAATTGTTTATCGTATTCACCTTCTTGTTTTTTTATTTCCTCCTGTTTTTTTTCTTTTTCAGTTCTATTTTTCCAATAAATTTCCCCCTTTTCGTTTTGTGTTCCAAACTTTTCTAAAATTTGTTTTGATTGGGTTTTATTGTACCCAACAGATATTGCAATATCGTATATATTGGTCCCAGCGTCAGATGGATATTGCCAATTTTGTTCTATAAATTTTTTAATTGAATTTTCAGGAGGAACTCCGTACTTATCTTTATTTTCTCCATCTTTTCTCAAATCAAGAGTGTCAAATGTTTGACTTGGATTTTTCTTTTCATAATAAAATTTAAACTTATCAAACATAGTTTTTCTGTTAGGTATGTTTGTAAAGTCCATTCCTTTTTCTACTTGTTTTTTTTCTTTTGGAGTTGCCTTTGGTAAAACTCTTTTTTCGTCGCAAATCAAAGTCGCAGGTCTATTTGCAAACATTATCGTATTTCCAACAAATCCTCCTTTCTTTGGGTCAACTTTTCCTGGTGATAATAATGTTGATTCTGGCATAACTGCAGTTTTTCCAACCTGATTAGATGTGTCTTTTGCCTGCCATCCATATCTTTTTGTACTCAAAATTTCTTTTAATGGAATTAATATTTTTGCAAAATCATTTTCATTTTTTTTTCTCCTTAAATAAATTTCATTTTCTAAAATAACACTTGCTGCGGTTGGACTATTATATATTCCATATCCTTGTAAATCTGGAGTAATCACTCCCGATTTTGGGGACATAGTTTTCCAAAGATTTACTAATTGTCTGAAATTCATTTCTTTAAGACCGCACGCATATGCTAAAATTGAATCTTGGTCTCCCCCGTTTACCATTTGCCACAATTTTTCATTGGTTGGCGCATATTGTTCACTGATAACTTGAAAATTTTCATTCAAAGTATTTTTTGTGTCATACTTCATAAGAAGTTTAACCCTATTCAATATTTCTTGTTGTTCTCTATTCATATTACCAAACTTGATTTGCGGTTCCTCTTGTAAGTCCAGTTGTCCATTTTTCTCCTTTTTTTCCAAGCATATTGGCTTTACCTCTTTTTAATGTATAAAGTTCATTCCAATTTGTTCCTCTTTTATTTGGGTTTTTTGTTGCACTTTCTCCTCCTCCGCCAGCCGCAGCGTCTTGTTCTCCCATTTCAATTTTGGATGAACTTCCCGATAGGTCGTTTAGGATTGATATGTATAAATCAATGTCGTGGTTCATATGGGCATGATTATACAATAAATACTTAAAAAATAATAAAATTCAATAATTAGAATGGAACGAGTTCAGGAAGTGAGTCCTCGTTATTTGAATAATATTCTGAAATAAAATTTCTTAATTCACTTTTGTCAATTTTGACATCTTCATCATAGTCAAGGTCTTCACCAATTACTATATCATCTGTATATTCGGAATATTCATATTTATAATCTTTTGATTCAGGAAAATCTGTATCCAAAATATAATATCCATAATCCTTTGTTGTTGATAAATCAAATTCAGCTTCTCTCATTTGAGTTTCAGGGTCTCCCTTCATTCTAAAACTAACTTCAATAGTTTCAGTTGCCGGAGCATAATAGTAATCAATAATTTCTTTTACTTTCATAGGTAGTTATTGAACCTCTTAAACCAATTTAATGATTCATTAATTTGTTCTTTTACTTGATTTTTTTTACCTTTAACTTTAATTGATTCTTCAAGTTCTTCCATAGAATATTTCATTGGTCCGCATTCACACATCTTACCTTCGGCCAATGTTGAACCACATTGTTCACATACAGGAGCATCTTCTTCCATTTTTTTATTAATTCCTGTATTTTTATATTCAGAAACTTCATTTTGATTATTTACAGTTACTCCACCTTTATCTAAAGCTAAATCTTCAACTTTAAGGGGTGTTTCACCTTCAACTTTTGGTGCCATTGTCTTATATCCGTCATAAAGACTTCTTTGTTTTTCTTGAATTGATTTTTTTTCTTCTTCAGATATGTTTAAAAAGTATGCTCCCATAATAATATTTTTTGCAATAAATATATTGGTATTTTCAATTATCAAATTTTTATTTACTATTGTTTATGATTTCAGAACCACAATTATTAACAACACCTGTCTTTAAAGACAATAGAGGACTATTTGCTCCAATTCCATTATCAAAAGAATGGATTCAATCAAACATAAGTGTTAATGATAATTTGTTTACATTTAGAGGAATGCATACCCAACTTGGTGAGTTTTCTCAAACCAAAAAAGTATCAGTTGTTTCAGGAAAAATTGTTGATTTTGTTGTTGATTTAAGAAAAGAAACATTTGGTAAACTTAGTTCATTTGTATTAAATGAGGGCGAAACACTTATTGTGCCAAATCATTTTGCTCACGGATTTTTAACATTAAAATCTGGAACGATTGTTAACTATCTTGTTGACAAACCATATAATAAAGAAAGTGAGGTTTGCATAAAATATTCGTCAATAAATGAATTGTCTGAAATAATTTTTAAATATATGGCCGGAACTCTAATTAATTTGACAATTAGTTCAAAAGATAAGGAAGGCATAACACTCGAAGAATTTAAAGAAAAGTTTGTGAATATAGTTTAGAGTTTTGGTTTGCCGTCAGCAACCCACTTATCGTATCCACCCATACCATATTTTTGGTATAATTTAATTCTTTCAGAGTCTGTCATATTAATTATATCTTTTCTTTTGCCAGAAACTTCTTGTCCTTTTTCTCTACCAAAAGTTTTTTCGTTAAAGTAGTCCACTAAATTTAAAACTAATTTTCCCGCAAAAGGGGCTACCATCCCCACAATGCCAGAGTTGGCCTGTTCTTTATCATTATTAATAATTCCACTTACAATTGATTCTAAATCAATTGCGGTCTCAAAATAGGGTATAAAACCTGCCAAATTACCTAAAAGTTCAATTTCTGAATCACCAATACCTGCTTGTTTTAATTTTTGTTTTACTTCGCCCAAATATTTTGTTGTAAGATTTGCATCATCGGCGGGAAGACCTAAATATTTTTTGTTAGCCTTAACAACATCTTCTTTTGTGGAAATGTTTTTATAATTTCCTTTATTATCTATCCATGGAAGATTTGCTGGCGGAGTAGGTTGTTCACTAATAACTCTTTTAATTATTTTAACCAAATCTGATTCTGTTAATCTTATAATTTTTTTCATATTTAATGATATGTTGTAATAAACATATCCAAAACTTTTTTTGAATATGTTTGTACTAGTCTTGAAAGTCTGTTAATATCAAGTTCTTTTCCCTCTTTTTCAAGGACCTTCATTGCACCTTGAATCATTTTATCTTTTGCTTCGTCTGCCATTTCAACAACTTGTTCAAATGCGTCCTCATCCTTATTTTCGTTATACTTGTGTTCGCTCTCAATTCTATCACTTCCCATATAAAGAAATGGAGCCGCTCCAAACATATTTACAATTCCAGACTCTCTAACTTTCTCCAAATATTCAAATAAAAATTTTCTGTCAAATAACCTAAAAACATTTATATTATTCATTAAATGTTCCATGTTTTTTTGTTGTGGTGACTTATTATCTGATTCTTTCAAATTAGATTTTCTTTTTTTAAAACGCATTTCATAGTCCGACTCATACATCCACTTGTCTTGAGTTGGTCCTGATTCATCTTCAATAAGAGCAAGTGTTGAATCATTATCCCATTTCATCATATATTGAGTAAATCCGGGTCCGTTTCCAATAGAAGTTACAGTTCCTCTGTCTCCAGGCATAACTGATGTTTCCCCTGGCATAAAAATGCAAACTACTCTATCTCCTTTTTTTAATTTTGGGTTAATTAAATCATTAATATATTTATTAAATATTATGGAAATTACAATCTCCGAAGAAATACAAAAAAAACTTATAACAGAATCACTTATGGGTGATTTATCAAAAATTTTGTCAAATCTAATTAAGACGGCAAAACAAAATCTTGTTGATACTCAAAAAGTTTTAAAATTTGATTTAAAGTTTTTATTAACATGGAGTTCAACAATTGCCGGTTTTATGGGACCATTAAATTCATTTGTTAATGATAAATTTCCTGAACTTACTCAAAGTGATATTAATTTTATTTCCGTTGGCGTTTGTTCAATGCTGTTTTATAATAATGAAAAATTAATAACAGAATTTATTGCAAAAATTAAAGAAAAAGGATTAATATCCGCATTTGAATCTGCGTTAGAAAAAGGAAAAGAATTAAAGTCGGCTCTTGTTAATTTTTTGGAGTCAATTGGAGTTACTACCACAAGTATTTTATTAATTTCAAGTTTTACATTTATGATACCAATATTAAGTATTTTAAATGGTTATGCAACATCAGGAATAATAACACCTGATAATATTGAGGAAATTGCGGAAAGAATTGTATTGTCGGGAATAACTTCGTTAAGTGCCGTTAGTTTAAGAAACTTTCTTAAGCAGTTTTTTTCAAGGATAAAGAGTCAGGACGAAAAGACAGAACCGCTTTCTTAATTTGATTAATTTCATTATTAGTCAATTCAAACAAATCTTGTTTGAATGCAAAATAATCATCAATAACATCTTTTAAGGGTAATTTCATAAGTTTCGCCTTTCGTTTTAATCCATAATATTGAGCTTCAATTTCATCTGGTTGCATAAAGTATTCAAAATTTGAACCAATAAAATCTTCTTTTGATATTCTTCCTTCATCTTGTTGTCTTAAATGCTGCAATTCGTGGGCAACATAATCATTTAGTTCACCAATAATAGAATACAAATTTTTCTCCAATCTTTCAGGATTTATTTCAAAAATAAATTGCAAAGTATTTTCGGTTGTTTGAAATCCAGCTTCAATTCTGTAGTCAGTTCCAAATTTATTTTCATCTTGGAAATTAACATCAACAATTACATTAAAATCGGAAAAACCAATAAAAGAATATCTATCTTCATTTCTTAACGCTCCAGGTAAATGAAATTCTGATTCTTGTTTTAGTTTTAATACGTCAACAATATCTCTAACAATTGTTCTTGTCATATTTCGGCTAACTTTCGCCTCAGAAATTTGACCAAAATTTAATGGGTCTTCAGTCTCAAGATTTTCTGAGATTTTTAAATTCTCCACTTGAGTGGTTACATTAGAGTCCAAAACTTTAAAAAAATCTTCTAATACCCGAGCCATATCTCTCATAAGATAATCAAATCCAGCTTGGTGACTCCTATCTTCAATCATTTCAATTCTATTAAAATTTATCCCTTTTCTAGAGTCAAAAATTCTAAATGCTAATGGACCTGAAACTTTAACAACTTCTACATCTAATTGTATTGTATGGTATGGTTCCCCTGCATGATACATAACTCTTTGTCCTGTAACTTTTGCAGTAAAATAAAATTTAAATCCCGAGAGCATTCCAATCTTTTTATCATAACTAAAAACTTTGTTCTTAATTATTAAATTGGCAACTTTTAATTGACTTTCGTTATACATTTACAAATTCAATTTTTACTTTTAGTTCTCCGTCTCCTTTTATTACTCTATGGTAAACACCTTTTGGTATAAATATTTTAGTTTCTTTAACTAATTTTATTGGTAATTCATTATCTAATTGAAAATACCAATTATTCCCTTCAACTAATTCTACAACCCTGTCTTCTCTGTCTCTGTGCCAAGTAAATTCACCAGGGTCCGTTTCAGGACTAAAAGTTCTGATTTTAATATTGTCCGATATATTTTTTTGTTGAAAAGGTAGTTCCATATCACCAATAACCTCCGTAGGTCTTCCCTCCCCATAAATGACCATAGCGATTAATTCTGCAAGCCCAGTACCCCGCAGTCATTCTGTCTTTCTTTTTTGCACATTGGTGACGTGAAGCAAATGCTTTTCTTGCTTTAGGGTTTGAAACTTTTGCAGTTAATCCTCCATGAACATCACCAAATGATATTTTTTTAATTTTACCTGTTGACGGATTTTTAACATATACAACATATTTTTTTCCACCACCTGTATTTCTCATAGGTCTTCCAACCTGAACTTTTCTACCTTTATATTCCGCTTCCGACAATTCTTCTTCAATCACAGGAATATCCAAATAAACTTCTTTTCCATTTGTTAAAGTTACTTTTTTTCCTAAATCACTTTCAACTATTTCCGCATCTTGATTAGATAGTTCAATCATTCTATTTTCATATAGAAACCTAACCTCGTTAATTAAATCAAAAAAGGCTTCAGAATGACTTCTAAAAATATTATTAAATAACGGAATTTTATTATCAAGGTGGTATTGTAAATTTTTTGTAACTTCAACATTTTCAGTTAATACCATAGTGTTTTTGGAAGATGATGCTTCCTTTAGAATTTTTTTTACTAATAAATTAATATTTTTCATTTAGATAATTTTTTGAATAAAAAATACAACCCAAAAAAGAATACTGAAACGCAATAAAAAATTGAAGTAGACACCCAATAAGAACCCGTCAAGTCCATTGTCATTTTGAACAATACGTCGAATCCAAGAGGATTGAAAAAAGTTGCCGCGACAAGGAATATTGTAGCAATGTTTCCGTTCAATGTTTTTTTCCAAATTCCCATTATCCATTTAGTTGGATTTAATTTTTATGCTCGCAAATGAGCTTAACCTCAAATTATAAATACTTGGATATTTATAAGTAAAACAAAAAAATTATGGCAGGAAAATCTGTATCTGGAGGCTCACAAAAACTTACCTTTGGAACAAAAAAAACAGGTAAGGCTACAAAAAAATTTACATCAAATAAACGTTCAAAAAATTATAAAAAACCTTATAAAGGTCAAGGGAGGTAAAAATTATGGAAAAACAAAAAAAATCAGGATGGTTTAAAAGTATGTTGTCATCCGAAGGAAACGTATCTTCTAAAAGAGTAGTAAGCATGTTTACAATGTTAAACTTAATTGCATTTTGTTATATTGCGGCATTCACAGAATTTGAATTACCGGAATATATGTTTGACGCACTATCTTTAATATCAGGTGGTGGTCTTGGACTAACTGTAATTGAGGCGATATTTAAAAAACCTGGTAAAGGGGAACCAAATACAGAAACACCTCAAAATGGTTAATTTTTTTGCAAAATTTTGGTACATATTTGTAATTTTAGGTTTGGCAATTTTGTGTTTTTTTCAACATAAGAAAATAACTGAATTAGAAAAACCAAAAATTTACGTAGAAGACCCTAAACTAAAAAATTTAAGGGATTCAGTTGATTTGCTTGTTCAACAAACCATTGAATGGCAAACAAAATATGACTCAAAACAAAGTGAATTAATAAACAACATAAATCAAAATAATCAAAAAAGTGATGCGAAAATTATTATTATTCCTAAGTATACTGATGCTCAACGTGATAGTGTATGGGCAAGTAAATCTAACTCCAAAAAGGATAGTATACCAAAAGGATACTGGAATATTCTTGAACAGAAAACAGGAGGAAAAAATATTAGAGGGCTTGGAGTTCAAGGAGATATACCTAGAAAACCTAGATAGTATGTATTCATATGCGTCTTATTGTACGGACGCTCTTATTTTATCAAGAAGAGCATTTTTTCTATGTGTAGAACAATTTGATTCTTTATATGTATACGCTGAAAAACAGAAAAAAAGGGCTGATGATGAAGCTCAAATGAAAAAAGATGCAAGAGACAGCTTAAGAGTTGAAAATGAAAATAAAAGAATTTGGAGAAGAGTTGCGGTTGGTGAAGGCATATTAATTGCGGGTGTAACGACAGGAATTGTAACTGGAGCAATTATACCAGCGGCGATAGGAGTAATAGTTGGGGAAGGGATTTTGGTATTATTACCAAGAATTAGAAAGAAGAATTAATCTTTAATTTAATTTGTTCTTCAATTAGTGACCTCATTTCAAATAACTCGTCTAAACTTTTTGATTTAATAGTATTAGAAACCCCTTCAATTAGGGGTTTTTTTCTTGATGACTCCGCAAGTATTTCATCAACACTAAATATTTCCGTATTATGACTTTCTGAGTCGTGTGTATCTTCATCGTACATTTCCCCGTCCCAATAATTTAAAACCCCATCCCTTTCTTCAATTTCAGAAATCTTATAACAATTTCTTTCAGAGTATGATTCAGTTTTTAGTCTCCAATATTCAACTCCGTATTTTGTCATTGACACACGAAAACTAACATTAAACGATTTCAATTTTGGTCTTTCTAATGGAGCGGATAATTTATTAGGGGATGTTAGAGCGTCCCAATTATCTTCAGCAATTTGTGCGATATAATCAATATCAATCAATTCTCTTGATAAACCAGCAAATTTTAAAATTGAACTAACTTCATCTCTAGTTTTTTCGTTTCTTTCGTTTAACAACATTTCAACAAACCTACTACTATAACTATATTCCCGTAATAATGGATAAAACAATTTATGTATAACTCTATCCGATATTTCTTCTAAATCTGAACCCATACAAATAAATATTAATTAACTAAAAGTTTTTTCTTATACAATCTTACTTTAAGATTTGAAAGCATAAATTCAGTATCAGTGTCAGTTGGTTTGTAAAATCTTTTTTCAAAAATGTCAATTAATCTGTCACAAGATTCAAATTGTTTTTCAGTTTTTGAGCTTTCAATGCAATTTGTAATTTTTGAGTATTCTCTGTTCATAATAAATTTTGGTATTGTGGATTATTTTTAAAAAAATATTGACTTAAAAGTGTTGATTCTCTTCCAGTACATGGTATTTTATTTTGTGACGAAAATTCTGTAATCCAAACTTCAGAAAGAATATTAATCACATCCGAAAATGGAATATCTTTTGTCATAATAAAATATCTGTTTTCTAAATTTAAAATTTTTGAATTATCAACTAAAACAATATCAATAGGTCTTTTTAGTCTTGACCTTGATTGACTAAATTTTAAAAAGTCAGAAATTGCGGAATATTTTTCTGAACTTATGTTGCTATTATTTTTTAAATTAATTTTCATGTTTAATCTATTGTTATTAAATTAACCCAAGGAAATACGCCAGATAATCCAAACATAATTTTAAAAATATTTTCTCCTGTTTCTCCTAGTTTTTCAAAAGACTCTCCTTTTTGAATGGCCTCTCTAACATTCCAAGTAATATCCGCATCCATTCTTTCTAAAGGAAAATTATAACCTTTTTCCAAAATAGAAATAAAAGTATCTAAATCACTTAACTCAACTTTTTTTATTGAACTATATTTTTTTTTTAAAGTTCTTTCATAAATTTTTTGATATTTTAAAAATTCTTCATTATAGTTCATGTGGAATGAATCGGAAAATTTTGCTTGAGTTTTATTTAAATAAATATCTTGTACCATCATATATTTTATTTAAAAGAATTGAAGTTGTGAATATTGAACACATGAATAATGAAAGAATTAACGTAAAATTACTTGTGGTATGTGATAAAGACAAATTTGATGACGAGTTTTTGTTAACAGGAGTTTTGGAAGATATGTTAATAATTAGACCTGACAACATAATTAGTTCTATATATTTAAGTTCACCGATTTTTAAACAATCAAAAAATATAAGTTTTGATAAGTTAAAAAAAGAAATTAAACATTATATAAAAATTATCATATACAAAAGAATTAATTTATTTGAAATGAATTTGAAAATTGAAGAAACACTTACAAACAACCATAAACAAAGTACATAAACGTGAATTAACTGAATTTTTTGGTAAAGACGCAAAAGTTATTGTTGAAGAATTTAACTATTCAACAAACGGCAAATTTTATTATTGTTCAGTTAGTTTATATGTTAAAGATGTTAATTCATCACTTGAATTATTTCCATTTGCCCTTGAACAATTGATTATGGATTCATTTAGATTATTTTCATTTGGAAAAGAAATTCAAATAATAAGCTCAATAAAAGAATTAGAAAATGGCGCATCCGATTGAACACGCAGAATCATCAGTAAAAACTTGGGGTGGAAAAATTGAAGATTATCTTCCAATGCATAATTGGCTTGACGAGACAAAAGGATGGGTATGTTATTCACATCACAGACTTTTTAGACATCATAGCGAAGGAATATTTGAACTTGAAAAATTGTTTGGAGCTTCTTTTATAAATTCAGATGGGAAAGTTGTTTACACAAGATACGTGGGAGAATTACATGTAAGAGAAGATTGTAATGGATATGTTCCAACAGCAAAGGAGTGGCTCACAGCAATTGAAAAAAATGAAAGACCGATTTGGATGATTAAAACAAAAAAAATAAAAAAAGATTAATATTTATTGATATGGAATTACAATTAACAGATAACGAAAAAAAATTATTAAATAAATTTTTTATCTATATTAGAAGTTTTGGCACCGATAGCGCATCAATTGATTATTCTTACGAATATGAAGATATTACTTGGAATTCAGGATTACATGGTGATGGACATAGAAAAATTGAACTTTTTCCAGGTATTGATGATATTATACGTAGAATTTTAGAACAAGTTGATTCAGATGATTTTGAGAGTAATTTTCATGATAATGATGTTGATTATTATACAATAGAAATAGAATTTTTGGCAAAAGAAAAAGAAATTAGAGTTTCTTGCTCTTATACTACTATGGGTTACGAGGAGGTTAGTAGTGAAGATGAAATTACAAATTTAGCTCCATTTGAAACTTATATAGAACAAGGAGTTAGTGAAATAATTTGCACTTATACTGGTGGTGGCGATAGTGGTTATATAGAAGGAAGTATGGATGTTAACGGTGAATCAGAAAATACTTCGGCAGATATTAAAGACTCATGTTATAACGCTTTAACACATTTCGGTGGTTGGGAAATAAATGAGGGCTCACAAGGTAATATTGTATTTAATTTAGATAATAATACTGTTACCATTAATCACGTTTGGAACACTGAAGAACGTAATGGGTTTGACCTTTTAAATGTTAAGGTTTAAAACACTTGAATTGTTCTTTGTGGTCTATCGTCACCAAAATCAGGACAGAAATAAACATTATTTCCATCGTGATAGATTGTTCCACCTACACCATTAGGAATTTTATGTTTTTCATGGAATTTTTCACCCAAATCAATTTGGTAGTTTCCATCGTGAACCAAAAAACATAAATTTTCGTATCCACATTTATATTGTTGGTCTTTGTTCTTATGTCTCATAAACTCGTCAAATGACATAACATAACGAGCATCTTCATTTAAAAGATTTTTAACAATTCTATCTAATTGACTTTCTGTTATTTTAATTTGCTTTCTCATAATGTATAAATATTAGGAATTTTCATTTGTTTCAGGTCTTAATACGGTCATCGCTTCAGGAAATTCTTTATCCAGCAATTCTTCATTTTTATTTTCATATGGAATATTCTGCAATACATATCTAATTGCGTTCAATCCCGATACTTTCTTATCATTCGCATCCAAAACAATCCAAGGATGGTTTATTGTAGATGTTTTATCAAATAGTCGTTGTTTAAATTCGGTAAACCTTTCCCACATATCTTGCATTTTAGCATCGTTGGGCGAATACTTCCAATATTTAAGTGGTGATTTTTGTCTCATTTCAAATCTTCTCGCTTGAGTTTCCTTATCAATTGAAAACCAAAGTTTAAATAAATAATCACCTTGTTCAACAAGTTCATTTTCAAAATTTTCAACATTGTCCATAAAATCTTGGTATTCCTCTTCAGAGCCATAACCCATAACAGGTTCAACAAGTCCTCGGTTATACCAACTCCTATCAAAGAAATTAATCATACCTGGTTTTATATGTTTTTTGTATCTACCGAACCAATCTTGTCTTTCTTCGGGTGTTGGTATTCCAAGAGCAATAATGTTAAAATATCTTGGATTTAAATTTTCTGTGAATTTTTTAATTGTGGAGCCCTTACCCGCCGAATCTCTTCCTTCAAAAACTATGATTACGGTTTTGCCTGTTTCTATTAACCATTCTTGTAATTTGAGTAGTTCAACTTGTAAATAATACAACTCTTTTCTAAATATTTTTTTCTTTAGGATTGATGGTTCTTCAGGTTCAAAACTATAATCATTCATTTCTGGCTCAATCTCATATGAATCCGGCTCCCTGCGTCTTAAAGACCCTAATACTTTTTCAAAGTACTTAACAATTGATTTATACTTATCTCCTTTTTTAAGCAACGTATTTTTGACACCATGCTCCAATAAATCAAAATTTATAATTTGGTCATCCGCCAAATCAATAATTTGATTAAGAAGTGATTCCGCTTCCCTTTTAAGTAAATTATTTGTACTTAAAATTGTTTGAATTGATTTTATATGTTGTTCACTTGGTTTTGCCATTTCGTTGATTGGCAACCCAATAAGTGATTTAATTTTTTCTACTTCAAGAATTAATTTTTTCATTAACAAAACTTTTTTTATAAATATTATACAACTCTTGATTACTTTTATAAAAGTTGGTATATTTAAAATTAATGAAAATGAAAAAAAACAAAACAAAACTACGGATGAATTGTATAAATTCATTTTCATTTAAATCCTGACATTTGTCAGGATTTTTTTTGCCCTGTTAATAAACAATAAAAAATAAAAAAACAAAAATGAAAAACACTAAAAATGTAAAAACAGAAATCTATTCTGAACTTATTCAAAAAATGAGGACTTTTTTTCTCAATAAAAATTTTAAAGAAGTTCCTGATGGAATACGATTATCAATTTTGGCGGCATGTGAAAACCCGCATTCAATCGTGTCATATTCTTTAACAAGTGAAGATGGTAATCCTATTACATATCCATTACAACAAACAAATCAAATGGTTTTGGAAGAACAACTATTAGAAAATCCTGATTGGGATGGTGTTTTTTGTATAACAACATCATACAGAGATGAAAAAAAACCAATTGATGGTAGACATAAAAAAGTTTTTAAAATGTTTGAATTTGAAACAAAAGGGGACATGCAAGATTTAATAAAACTACAATCTGAACTTTTAGAGTATTTAGGTTTTGATAAACAAATTGAGGTAAACTATGAAGATATGTGTAATGAATATGACACATCAATTTTAGAAGATGAGCATGAAACAAAAATGTGGAAAGAAAAAGGTTCAGTAATTTCGTTACAAAACTTCCCGTTAAGAACTAATCCGTTTTGGAATATGAAACACAATAATAATAATTTATTTAAAAAAGTTGACGTTATTTTATACGGACAGGAAACTTTTGGTTCAGCTGAAAGAAGTTGTGATGTTAAAGAAATGAGGGAAATGTTTTATAAAATAGAAGATGGAAAATATTGTGGAAAACTATTTGAACTTTTTGGAAAAGAAAGAGTTGAAGAGGAATTGGAAGATTTTTTAAGTTACAATTTTTTCCCTAGAGTTGGATGTGGTATTGGTATGAGTCGGTTACTTAGGGCTTATGAACTTTTAAAACAAGAACAATTACAAGAAATTTAATATACTATTTATCTTATAAAAAAATCCCTCCGTTGAGGGATTTTTTTGTTTTTTTGATATTTATATATAACTACAAATATAAATACAATGATAAATATAGAGTCTCTTCCTAAAAAAGCAGGAATTTATAAAATAATTTCTCCCACCAATAAAGTATACATTGGTAAAACACAAAATATCAAACAAAGATTTTTAAAATATTCAAGATTATTATGCGAGAAACAAAAAAAACTATATAACTCATTTTTAAAATACGGATTTGATTCTCATTCAGTTGAAATAATAGAAATTATAGAAATTATAGAAATTAATGAACTAATTAATTTATTGAGTAAAAAAGAAATTTATTATATTAAAAAATTTAATTCTTATATGGGTAAAAATGGTTTAAATTTGACTGAGGGAGGTGATGGTATGAGAAAAAAACATTCAGAAAAAACAAAAAAGAAAATAAGTGAGTCTTTGAAAAATTCTGAAAAGTTTAAAAAAACCATTCAAAGTAAAGAATATAGAGAAAAATTAAGCAAATCATTAATAGGCCACGAAGGACATAACAAGGGAATTCCGCGAAAATTAGAAGACATTGAGAAAATTAAAAAAGGGGTTAGAAAAAGGATAAAAGAATTTGGTACCAGAAAACATACAACAAAAACTAAACAAAAAATGTCAAAAAATAGAAAAGGAGAACTTAATGGAAATGCAAAAAAATATAAAATTTCATATAAAGGAGAAATAATTGAATTCAATTGTAGAAAATATATTAAAAAATTTTTAAATGATTTAAATGATGAACTAAATTTATCTTATAAGGACAGATATAGTTATGATGGTCTTTTTAAAAACGGAAAAACAAAAGAAATTTTTTTAAAAAATTTGGATTGACAACTTAAATTTACGTATATTTGTACTCTAAAATTTAAACACTATGAAAACCATTATCGTAACAATCGCATTTATCGTATCAAGTATCACTTGTTTTTCACAAATTATCACAATTGAATTGGACACTTGTCAAGTTTTTGAACACCCAGTATTAATGAGTACTCCTCAAGCTATTAAGTTAAACAAAATAGTATATAAAAATTTGTATGAACACAATCCAAAACTTGTTATAACTTGTGATTTAAACAAAATGACTGAAACATTTAACTGTAAAAATTACGACATACTTAAAGTTAATCAAACAAATAACATTATTGATGTTGTTGTTTCTGATAATGGTAATGAATGTTTAGAAATTTTGGGACAAACTAATGAGGGTGGTATTATGTATCTTTTTGAATACAGAGACGGAGAGTTAATCAAAGGTTTTTTTACTAAAAATCCTAAATTTACAATAGAATAAAATTATCAAATAATTTTAAAAAATAAAAAGGGACTTTCTGTCCCTTTTTTTAAGCCTTTGCTCTTTGTTGTGCAAACTCTCTATCTTTTTGAATTTGTTCTCTTTTATTTTTAGCGTTTGTTCCTGTTTTTTGTTGACCACACCAATTTAAACTGAGTCGTCCCATATCGGGCCCTACTCTTTGTTGAGCAATAGCTAAAGCTTTTGAGCTTACTCCTTGAGGTAGAGGTTTTTCTGTTTTATTACATAGTTCAGGTAAAGTATAATTTTGTGCAATAATATCTAACTCATTTACAATTTTCATAACATCGGTTTCCGCTTGTTTTTTTAACTGTTCAAATTTTTCAGTTCCAAGGTCTTTTTCATGAAATTTATTTGATTGTTCTAATTTATAAACTTCATTCCCAACTGTAGAACCTACTGTCGATGCCATCCAACCTAAGTTACTATGACTCCTTGGGCCAAAAGGGGTTCCTGCTGTCTCAGTATTTAGTAAACCAAAATTAGTAAATAAGTATAATGAACTGTCATCCGTAATATTTTGAATTTTATAAGTTTTACCATTTACAACATTTCCCGAAGGTTGTACTTCCTGTCTTGCTGGTGGAGATGTCGGTTGTGGAGTGTTAGGTGCGGGTGTTCCCTGTTCCATCAAATAATTTCTTCTTGTCGCATTTTCATGCATTTCTAGAATTCGTCTTTTTTCCGATTCGTCTATTTTAAAAAGTTGTTTCATATTTTTTTCTTTTATTTATAAATACATCAAAAATTTAATATTTTATAAATAAATCCATATTTTTTATATATAAAAATTTGGCAAAACAAAAAAAAGTATTTATATTTGTACCACAATAATCAATAACCCTATACAAAATGAAAAAATTACTTGTATTACTTTCTTTGTTAGTTTCATTAACTAGTTGTAAGTCAGAACTTTTAGAAAATGATACTACCAAATTTAAAGATGGTGACATCATTTTTCACACATCTAAGTCATCTCAAAGTAAAATGCTTCAAATGGCAACAAATTCAGATTTGACTCACGTTGGGGTTATTTTTTACAAAAATGGTAACAATCTTGACATTACAACAGAAGAAGGTACCACGTATTTGATTACAAACAAAACTGACACTAAAGAAAAAATCTTTTTAATTGAATACTATGACCTACCCGATGAAATTGAGGGCCGATTTGCAAAAGAAAAAGATTTCTCGGTTAGTATTAAATACTAATAATTAAAATAAAAAGGGGAGCTTAATTGGAATGCAAAAAACATAAAATTTAATATAAAGAAAAAATAATTGAATTCAATTGTGGAAAATATATTAAAAAATTTGGATTGATAACTTAAATTTACGTATATTTGTACTCTAAAATTTAAACACTATGAAAACCATTATCGTAACAATCGCATTTATCGTATCAAGTATCACTTGTTCTTCACAGGTTATTAGTTTTTATATAGATACTGTTTACAATTTTATTCATCCAATTGGTATGGACGCTATAGAGGCATTTAAAAAAGACAGCCTCAATGTAACAACTAGTTCAATATCCGATAAAGGACCAATAAAAATGGTAACAGATTTGAATAATAAAAAAGTAATTTTTAATGGTTTTGAAGATAAAATATTAACTATTGAAAAAACTAATCTACTCTATAGTATTACAGTAAATGATAATGATTGGGTTTGTTATGAAAAATTGGCAAGAACTGAAGACGAATCGCAATTCATTTATATATTTGAATTTGAAATTGATGGCATGATGGATGGATTTATATGGATTGGAGATAAAGAAGATGTTTATATTACAAAATAAAAAAAGGGAAATTAATTCCCTTTTTTTTTATTAGTTTTTTTAAAAAGATTGATATTTTTCATTTGCAATTGAAGATAGGGCTGTGATGAGTGGAGCTTTTTGAATTTGTACAAATATTTTTTGGTAACCAGAATCATTTTTAACTCCAGTCCCTAACATATTATAAGCATCTTTGAACGACGCTAAAGCATCTTCTGATATGTTTTTCCATTGGTTATTTGTAAGCAAAAAATCCATAGCTTTTTTATAGACCTCATAATTAATACCTGAAGTACAAGCCATAGCTTTACCCGTATCTTCGGGTAGATTAACAACTTCACCACATATTCTAGTAACAATATTCCATATTGGGGCCGTCATTAAAACATTTAAATACTTATATGTTAAATTTTTTGTATTCTCATCAGTTGCCGAAGGAAATCCAATTGTAGTTTCTTTACCTAAAGAACCCATAGCTTTAACTTTACTATTTATCTCATCTACTAATTCTTGGTTTTGTGGCATCATACTTGTTAATTTATTTATATCGTCCGCAGATTTCATTTTCAATAAGCTAGTTTTAACTGGCATATCTATACCGTAAAAATCAGTGATTGTATTAAATGTGGTTTCTTTTTTTGGCAGTGTTTTTTGGTTTCCTGTTGTTGCAGGTGCAGGAGTTCCCTGTTCCATCAAATAATTTCTTCTTGTCGCATTTTCATGCATTTCTAGAATTCGTCTTTTTTCCGATTCGTCTATTTTAAAAAGTTGTTTCATATTTTTTTCTTTTTTTTTATAAATACTTCATCATTTCGTATATTTGCTCAAATGAATATATTTTTTTTAGATTTGGATGTAAAAAAATGCGCAAAAGACCATTGTGATAAACATGTGGTCAAAATGATTCTTGAAACAGCTCAACTTCTTTGTTCCGCTCACCATATGACCGACCAAGTAACCGACCAAGTACCGTACAAGCTCGCTCACAAAAATCACCCCTGTTCTATATGGACCAGAACCTCATTATCCAATTATCTTTATCTTTGTGAACTCGGACTTGCTCTTTGTGAAGAATACACCAATAGATACAATAAACGACATAAATCACAAGATGTTATTGAATGGTGTTTAACCAACAAACCAAAAATAAAAGATATAGGGTTTACTGAACCACCAAAAGCAATGCCCGATGAATATAAGGTAGTTGATGTTGTTGAGTCATATAGGAACTATTATCGTGGAGCAAAAATGAAATTTGCGGTATGGAAAAATGGATATAAACCTGAATGGCTTATTGATATATTGGAAAAAGTTTAATATCATTATAAAAAAAATAAAATGGCACAAATTAAAAACGGTGATAGTGTTTCCGTTAATTACACTGGAAAACTTGAAGATGGAACTGTATTTGACACATCAATTCAGGAAGGAAGAACTCCCCTAAACGCCAAACTAGGTCAAGGGCAGTTAATTAAAGGTTTTGAGAGTGGTCTCATCGGAATGGCAGTCGGAGAAAAAAAGACAATTGAAATTGAGCCATCTGAAGCTTATGGACAAGTTAACGAAACGTTAATTCAGGAAGTTCCAAAAGATAAAGTACCTCAAGAAGTAAAAGTTGGAGACCAGTTGCAAGGTCAAAATGAAAGAGGACCATTTCAAGTTGTGGTTAAAGAAGTCAAAGATTCATCGGTAGTGCTTGATATGAATCATCCACTCGCTGGAAAAAAATTAATCTTTGATTTGGAAGTAGTATCAATTAACTAATCAGAAAAGTTAATTAAAATCAAAATACCCCTAATATAAGGGGTATTTTTTTTTATTTCATCATTGACATCATTTGATTTGAAATTCCACCAAGTCGTGATTGAAGTTTTGAAATTCTTTGCAATTGTTCTGCATTTAAGTCAATTGATTCACCTTTAATTGATGCAATTTGATTTGAAATTTTGTCATGTTCGGACAGAAGAAATGAATACATCTGCGCTTTTTCTTGTTGTGTCATAATGTTTATTTTTTATTAATTTTTTACAGACCAAGGATAGATAGAAAGGTCAATGTCTATTTTTTTTTTGAATCTCCTCAACAAAATTAAATATTTCATCTTTATTATTATAAGTAAAATTTGTAATTTCAATTTTTGCGTTTGGAGCGTCTCCGTCCAAATAAAATTCAATTCTTGTATTGGGACTTGATGTTTTTTTTATTGCTTTATTTATTTTAGTTTCAAATTGATTTAAATAATCATAATTTATATATTCAAATTTTGGTCTAATCTCCATTTTAGGTAAAGAAAGAACTTTTTTCATATCACGTATAAAATGAGTAATTGCCCAATTTCTTAGTGATATTCTAATTCCAGCAACCATTCTCCTATTTAAATTTTTTTCATCAAAAAATTTTTTACTATAAGTTGGGTCATATCTTTTACTATTTTTATCAATTTTTTCAGTATCAATTACAAAAACAATTTCGGTAAACCAATCGTATTTATCGGCTTTAACTTCAAAATCTTTGCCTTTTGAAAACGATTTAACATACTTTTGGATTAGTTCGTCGTAATTCATTTTACAAATTTAATAAAAATCTGAGTCAAGGTCAGCAAAAGGAGTTCTTGTATTTTCTTTTGCATAATAATATATGTCATCAATCATTTTCTGTATCCTATTTACTCCAATTTCTTTTTTTAAACTTGAGTCAAGAATTATTGTTCTATCTAAAATAAGTTTTCGTGATGTATTATTTTGTAGGTATTTTTCGTATATACTTTCTTCTAAAATTCTTATCTTGTAATATCTGTCTATCTGTCTATCAATTAAGATAGTTGATTCTTTATATAATATTGTATTTACGTCAGGTGAAGAAATTAATTTTTTATATATCGCTTGGACTTCTTTTGTTGCAAGTGGGTCAGACTGAATAAATGATAAATCATCAAGAAGTTTTTTATATATTTTTAAACCCAAATTATAACCCAATAACGATGATGGAAGGCCTTGAGGAAAATGACTTCTATTTCTTGGTTCGTCAACATATACATAAATGTTTTCGTCTTCAATAACGTCAAAATAATCATCGACAAGTTGTTGTATCTTATCTGAAGGAGTAATTAAATTAGTGTAGTTATTTTCTTCTAATGTTGTATATAAAGAAACAAGTTCATCTATGTTGTTCATTATTTTACTTGGAAAAATGACATGATAAAAATTGGTTCCTTTTAACATTTGTTTATTAAGAGTCAAATCTTGCCAATTAATATTTCTTAAATCTTCAGTAATTTTTACATATAATGAATTAACATCTTTGGTAATATCTTTTAATACTTCTTTTTTTTCTGCTGATTTTTTTTCCTTTGCTGATGATTTAACCAAATATTGTTTTGGCTGAAGTGTTTTTAGTCTTTTTAGACTAATTCCCATTTCTGTCATTTCGGCCTCTTCTTTTAGTATTCTTTTGATTAATTCTCTCATTACCTTATAAATATATCAAAAACAAAAAACCCCTCCTAATATGGAAGGGTTTATTTAGTTATTTTACATTGTTAAACATTATCATCTAATGATTGTTTTACATCTCTAGTACTATAGCTGGGTTTCGGAACAACATTAGTTTGTTGTTTTTGAATATTTCTTTTTTCAATTTCTTTTGATGTACGACTCTTACTTCCATATATTCTAATTAATGTTTTAGAGTTATCATCCCAAAATTCATCTCTTTTAAATCTATGTTCCCCATCTTTTTTAGCGTCATTGCGAACTTTTCTTTCGGCGTCTTCATATTTCATACCTACAACAGAATAACATTTTTCATCATCTAATATTGTATTTTTTTCACACCATTGTTCTGTTTGTGTTGGTTTAGTAGTATTTGCAGGAGTTGTGGCGGCAGTTGATGGTGATGTTGTAGGAGCTGTAGCAGTTGTTGGTGATGTTGTAGGAGCTGTAGCAGTTGTAGTATCCGCAGTTGCTGTAGTTGTTGTAGTGGGAGTTGTTTTGGCGGTATCGGTTGTTGATACTGGTGCCTGCGTTTTTGAATCTTGTATCGCCTTTGTAATTGCTGCCATAGTTGCCGGACCAAACTTACCATCCGATGGGTTTTTAATTTTACCTTGATTAGATAAAATATCTTTATACCCTAATTGAATTAATTTGTCTTGAATATTTTTTACGGTAAAATTGGTAACTTTGTCCGCACTTTGTTCAGATATTACAATACCTTTTTTGTAATTAAAAAGATATTTTATTTGATTTATTTCTTCGTTTAAAATATGTTTCATCATGCCGTTTTTGGTGTTAGTTTATTCAGTTCAGCCATAATTTGATTTATTTTTTCCTGTTCAGTTTTTCCTTGTAGTTGCAATTTTTGAGATAGTTCATCAATATATTTGTTATTGTACGATACATTACTACTTGATTTAACACCCGATACATCACTACTTGATTTATTACAAGGAACTTCTTTACCCAAATATTTTTGAGTAAATTCTTTTGTTTTCATATCATACAAATGACCATCGTTTAAAAACGCATTATATGGGTTATTTTCATATTTAATTTTTACATAATCGTAACTTCCATTATTATAAATCTTTTTATCTGTCGCATAAGTATTAAGACAAGGAAATTTTTTAAGTGCTGACTCCCAAGTATATGTACCTTTATCACCTTGTGGTTGCAAATTTTGCCTTGCAGAAGCGGAATCAACTCCGCTAGCGGTATTTGTCTCAAGTTCATTTAAAATACCCTTATTCTCGTAAAGTGATTTTAAATGTTTTCTTTCTTCTTCTGAAATTATAAATTTTTTTGACATAATTCTTTTTTTTTATAAATATATCAAAAAACAAAAAACCCCTCCTAATATGGAAGGGTTTTTAAATTATAGTTACTTTTTATATTATTGTTTTACAAACCTACAAACTTTATTTGTCAGACCATCATTCATATTAAGAATATAAATTCCACTAGATAGGTCTTCAACATTAATATTGATTAATCCATTATGTTTTTGTGAATAAACCAAACCGCCAGATAAAGATGTAATTTGAATATTAACCGAATTATTGTTTTGAATTGTGATGTTGTTTGATACAGGATTTGGATACACGACAAGAGTATTTGTTATTTCAGATACCGAATTTGTAATATATTCAGGTACAACATATAATGTATATGCAGTTGGCATTCCGTTTGGCGACCACGAACCCATTGAATCAATTTCAAAAGATAGACAAGAGTCAGTCACACACCCTCCGTTAGCCGAAGCGTAAAGACAAATGGTATAAAGACCAGTATCTACGAATGACACTTCAGTATAAAGTGAATCAACCATTTGTCCATTAAAATCCCACATAAATGAATCACCCCCCTCTACTTGACAAACCACATAAATTGATGAGGTGTCCTCAACAAGTGAGTCATCAACAAAGTGCATGTCAATTGTTGGGTAATTTAATGAATCTGAAATACCATCACAATTGTTGTCAATACCATCACATAGTTCTGGCGCAGTTGGGTATACAATAGGATTATTATCGTCACAATCAAAGTTTGAAGGGTATCCATCTTGGTCGTAATCAATTAAATTATCATCAACATAAAAAATTTGTCCATATATACTTCCAGAACCCATATTTGGATAAAGTATACCACTTCTACACGTATCGGCGGATGGAGTGCAAGGAAAAATAGCATCAATACAAATTGTCCAATTGTAAGATTCAATAGTATCAACATCAAAATGCTCAACTGTACATGTATAAAATGTTTCAGATTCAGTCAAATCAATATCTACCGAATCAAAAACGCAATTAGTGGTGTATGATACAGAATCATCCGGCAACGAATATGTAAAATAAACTTGGAAATCACAGGAAGCGGTCAGATTAGTATCTATAATAGTTACTCTCATTATCTGATTAAAATTAAGTGGTTGCCCGATTGCGAAAATGCTCAACAACGATGCGAAGAAAGAAAGAAATGTTTTTTTCATAATTTTTATTTAATTTTTATTTGTTTGTTCAAATTTAGTTCTTTTACCCTGAATAATCAAGATAGTTTAATTTCTTTTACCAAAAATTCTTTTCCATTAATGTTTTTAAAGTAAAATCCCGCACTTTGATTTATAAACTGGTCATTGGTAGATATAAATCCCTCCAATTGTCCATTTATTTCAATAGTTGCGGAAGCGTAATCCCAAACATCGGTTACTGAAACATACATAGTTAAATATTGACCTGATGACCCAATAGCATCAAAATATAAAGTTTGGTTTTGAATGTATCCTGTTTTTTCCCAAATTAAATGATTATATTCATCCAAGATTGTAAATCCAAAAGAAGCTTCTCCCATTCCAGTTCCGAGCTCATTAACTTGGTTCCAATTATGATGAGCCATACATGTTATATAGTATTTTTTTGGTTCAGGTCTATCTGTTTCTTTATAACAACCTGTAAACAAAATTGATAGTAAAATAATGAATAATCTTGTCATATCTTTTTTTTACAAAGATATACAAAATTTTGAAACCAAAAAAAATTATTTCCTTTTCTTTTTTATTAATTTTCTACTATAATTTTTAGAACGATAGTCAAAGTCATCATAATCGGCGTCATAATCGGAGTCAGTTGGGTCTTGTTTCTTTTCTAGTTTAAAATCATAGTCATAGTCAACACAATCTGCCAAAATACCAGTTTGTTTATAAATGTAATCTATTAATAATTTTCCAAATCTTTTTTTCTTAATCACAGGAACAAACCTAGTTAAATATGAGCTAGTATCAAAATGGAACACTAATTCTTTTTTGCATCCAAATTCGTGTTTTTTTCTTTTCCATATATCCGCAAAATTTGAAGATTGCTCTTTCCCTGAAAATAACTCATAATAGCTTTCGCTTTCTACAGAACTGACAGCGCCCAAGTAAGACTTTAATAATTTATTTACAAGAGCGTCATATTGTTTTTTTGTAATTCTATATTCCATTTTTAAATAGGTTCTAATTTAACTCCATATATTGCAATGTCCCAATCTGACCCATATTTATCAAGTTTTAAATTAAATAATTTATTAAGGTCATTCCAAATGTCTATTCTTAAATTCCTGTTATAACCTATAAAATTTCCATTAATGTTACCATCAAGAATTTTATGAGGGTCAATTATTATTTTAATAAGTGTTCTACTATGGGATTTATTTTCACTTGCAAGCCAAACAGAAGTATCTTCAAAACTAACGGATACAATATTATCATATCTTGATTCAATAAATTGTTTAATTACTTTATTATATCTACTTTCTGTTATCAAATATTTCATATATCATAAATATTTACTAGATATGAATATACGCAAAGAAGATGTTTTAACACTATATTTTGTTCAAAATAGAAGATTAGAAGAAATTGCAAGGTTGTACGGAATGAGTCCTCACAAATTTTCAAAAGAACTTGCAGCAAGAGGAATTACTCTTGACAGAACTAAAAGTTGCGCTTCTTGCGGTCCTGGAAAAAATAATTTTCCATCAGAAAATTCAGGAGGAATGACCTTTGAACTAACAAAAGATTAATATTTTTTACTTTATTAATTAATCGGACAAAGAATACCCGAGTTTTTTTGGCTTTTAATATTTTACTTTATCAGGTCGTAAGTTGTTAAAAATATTTTTGTAGTCGATTACTATATCTTTTAGAGGTGTTTCTGACATAACCTTTAAAAAATTTTCACATCTTGTCTCATCAGAATATACTTCCATGCACTTACCTTCGGCGAAATCAATTAACTTTTCAATTTCATGTTTTATTTCTTTCATTGCATCTAACTCCATGTCATATAACTCTGGTTGCTCGCTAAGTATTTTTTTAACAAGTCTTGTTAAATCTCTTTCTGTTAGTCTAATTGTTTTTTTCATAATAATATTTTTTTATATAAATATTATTAATTTATAAAAAATTAACTACATCTTTCAAGCATTGTTGCAATAATCAAAAGTGTAACACCGATAAAGAAATAAGAATAAGTTTTTTTCATAATTTTACAAATGTAAAATAAAAAATTGATTATGTCAAATTTTACTCAATTACTTTTGGAATTATATTAACACTTATATTACCACTATCTTTTATGAGAGCATTAAATAAAAGAGTCAATTGTTCTTCAGCGGTATCAAGAGCATCCTTATTTTGTTTTAAAAATGGAAGGTCTTCTCTTGAAACACCGACATAAACATCATAGTTTTTAAATTTACTTTTTGATTGTTTGTTTTGTAAAAAATTTTCTTTATCAATATCAATCTTTTTTACCCATGAAAATTGAGTTTTCATAAACCTATTAATTGACTTTTCAAGGGAGTTATGGTCTTCTTCAAATTCTGTTTGCATAACTATAAATACTATATCTTTGGTATAAAATTAAAGTTTATGAATTGCCATTGAGTATTAATAAATGTTTCATATTCCGTAAAATTATCTGTCACACAATGCCAAATAGGCCCTTCGAATATAGAAGTTTCGTCATATATAGTTTCTCTAGCAACATTAATAAGTTTATCCCTTTCAACAAAATAACTTTGGTCAAAAACAGAATCTTCAATAAAAATTGATTGGATTTTTATTGCAATATCCATTGCAAAACTTTCAGAGTCCTCCCAATATAAATCAAAATCATTATCAATAACATAAGTTAATTTTATTGTGGTCTTGTAACTTTTACTTCTATATACAATTTCAGCGTCAAGTCCATTTACACAATTTTTAAATCTTTCCAAAATATTATTAGGCAAATAATAATTCTTATACTCAAAGTCATCAAATTTAATTAAGTTATATATTATATTTGGTGTAAGTTGCGACGATGTTATTTTGCCAAGTGATTCAAGTTCAATACCAATTAAATCTTGTAATGAATTATAAGAAAATGGAATATTTTTTGGATTTACAATTTTCAATAATGGAACCTCAACAATTTCAGGATTTTCAAATCTCCAACTTCTAATTTCTACTTTTGTTGTTTTGCCGGAGTCTAAAAATTTAATTCCGTCAATATCCAATGTTTTGATAAATTTTGGAAATAATTTATTAAATGCATTATATTTTGTTAGCATAATTCTTTGTTTTCTTTCCAATAATCAATAATTTGTTGTAAAAATGTTTCCTTAATAAAATCTGTTAGATAATCTTCCATTTTTAAATAACCTTCTTGATTTTGGTTGTCAAAATAATTTAAAAGATAAGTCATTGCCGAGTTTCTACATGTTAAATCATAATATATATTAAATGAGTTAGCCTGGCATAAAAATAAATCCATTCCCTCATAAACAATATCTTTAATCAAATCATAATCTTGAGTAGTTCTTCTCAGGACACTTAACATAATATTTTGTTCTTCTGTTATGATATATCTCATATCACAATAAATATAATGAAAATAAAAAACCCCATACAAAGATGGGGGTAATTAAAATACAAAATAACTATTTACCAAGAACTTACATTTGAAAAACACATATAATCTCCAATATAATTTCCCATCCAAACATCATATGATACATAGAATGTTTGAATGTTTCCCGAACATATATTTTTAACACTTAAAGTATAATTTGGATAAATAATTTCATCGTTGGTTATATAACCGCAAGAACAATCATAAGCGCATAATGAATTATCGGCAAAATCTGCTTCGGGATTATAGTTTGTTGCAACTGGGTCCATACATCCACCAACTTCTTTTTTGCATGAAATAAAATTAAGTGAAATAATTGTAAGAATAAAAAATAATAAGTGTTTCATAATTTGTTTTTAACAATAATAATTAAAAAATTTGAATAAAAAAAGGGGAAATTAATCTTCGTCAGAATAATGGGTATAGAACTTAATTCTATTTTTAATTCCACCAACACGAATTGTTTCCTCAATTAGTTTTTTAATATCATGCATTTTGTCAATATACTCAATTCCGTGCTCTTTAAAATTAATAACCAAAAAGATATTATAGACCAAATTGCTTTCGTGATGAAACCGACTGGAAACAAGTTGTTCCTTTGTAACAAGAACATCCTCAAACCCTGGAAATTTATTATCCAAAATATACTTGGCAATTCTTCTAATTGATTCTTCCATATAACTGCAAATATATTAAAAAAATAAGGTTGGGTGGAATTAAATTAACTGAAAAAATTATTTTCTTAATTTCGGATTGAAAAGCTCCCTAACTGCATATTACCTCCAATTGTTCCATCTTGCATAAATGATAATTCTTTTTGACCACCTAAATTAGGAATATCAGCAAGAATATAACTAAGTTTACCGGTAGAATCCTTTATTATTTCTTTAATTGTCACTTGATATACTTTATTATCTATAGAGCGTGTCATATTATATGTTCTATTCGGGAATAGTTCAACCCCATTAAGTGTAAATGATGTCTGAGTTTGTTCCATAATAACTCGTTTAACAAGTCGTACCAAATCTGATTCTGTTAATCTAACAACTTTTTTCATAATATATTATTTTATATATAAATATATCATATACCAAAAAAAGAAACCCCTTTATTAAAAGGGGTCGGTCTGACAATTCTATTATCAGAGGGGTTATTTAAATGACATATAAAATAACGGATGCAATCAACCAATAAAACAAAACTTGAACAATATATCCAATTTTTTGTTCATTAAATGAAATACCCTCGTTTTTCTTTTTGGCTTCAATTTGAATATGTGATATGGCGCAATATCCAATCCAAACATATGCAAGAATTGAAATCAATATATTAAGATGCACCATCTTCATCATTCCTTACATAAATACGAACCGGAGCAACAAAACTCATGTCATACTCAATAAGTTGTTTCTTATATTCATCAATGTCTTCACGGGTAAAATATGGGGAAAAACGTGGACGAATATTAAAAGGAACATTTTCCCTGTTTTCCCATTCTTCAAGTTCTTTTTCCATATATGGAATTTGGGTTGTTAAATAATTCCATTCTTTCCAAGCTTTATAATCTTCTTCAGATTTTATATAATACACATCACCATAATTATCAATATTCAAATCAGGGTTGGTTGAATAAACATCAACAATTCCATCATCACCATTATATCCATAACATAATTCGGAAAGGGAATAAGTATTTAATGGTCGTTCAGTCCAATTCCTTCCATAAGAACGAACATTACATAAATACAAATATCCATCGGAAACCGAATAAAGATGGGATTCAATCTCGTTTTTTAATTTAACAAGTTCGTCAAAAGTATAATCAGATAAATTCATGGAACAAATATATAACAAAAAAATGAACTATAAAATAAATTTTAATATAAAAACAAAAAAAGGGGGTTGGGGGGATTGATAAAATGGAAAAAAATTTATTTTAAAACCAAAATAATATATCAAATAATTTAACTGATGGGTTCAAACCAACTAACCGGTGAACTTTCAACTTTTCTACAAAGATTGTTTTCCAATAAAAAATCATCATCTACTGATAAAGGTAATGAAAAAGGTTTCAGTGTCTTTATATCAGCTCCATCCAGTTCTATTTTAATTTCTCCATTTACGAACTTATTACCTAAAAATTCTTCCATATTTGGCGTTTTCTTGCTTTGATTGTACCAGGATTTGGCTAATGCGTCTTGATTCGCTGGAGGGTTATCAGTGTATCCACCTATATATTCCTCCAAATCATAATTAATGTCTATCCATCCCTCAATCAAAAATTCACCCTTGTTAATACTACTCACTCCATAATTTTTAGATTCAAAATTAAATTTTTTTATAGTTTTAATAGGAATTCCAAAAATTTCCGTAGTTATTGTATAGTTAATTTCAGTTGGTTTTTCTTTAGATAAAAACCTAACCTGTACTTGTGCAGATTTTTTTTGTTCTTCAATAGGATTCAATGGTTCTTCAGGTTTAGAATCCCTTGGTACATTATAAGAATTGGGTGAACACCAATAAAAACCTTTTTCGCTTTCATTTGTTATATAGTTATATACCCCCTTGGACGCATATGCTCCAACTCCCAACTTTTCGGCAGCATCTTTTAACATTTCCAAGTCATCCGCTCCATGACATGCCGTGAAAAAAACTTTTGTAGATGGAGTCACAATTTCTTTAATACTTTCCAAAAATGAATTGTCAAATCTAAAATTTTCACCAGATTTTGTCATCAATAATTGCTCTCCTCCACCATGAGAACCAATTACAAGTTCTTTCGTTTTGACTCCTTTGTTAATTAAATTACCAACAAGTTTCAAAGCATCAGCCAACGACGTAAAATATCCAGAGAATATGTTAAACATACTAAAAAAACGTAAACCTATTTTTTCCCAATCAGCTTTAGGAAATATTAATCTAACTTTTTCAACCAAACTAGGGTCCTTTCCAATTGGACTTATTTCTTTGTTTCCGCCATAATATATTTTGAACAAATCTTTTTGCCCTCTTGTCATATCCTTATATTGTTGCTGTTGTTGTGGTGAAAGTGTGGTTCTTAAGTCTTTGGTTTTTGGGGTTCCGATATTTGGTTTTGGTCCTGTATATGTTTGTTGATTTTGAGGTAAATCCGAAATACGTTGTTCATATAAATTAAGAATTCTTTTTCTTTCTTCTTCTGTTATAATTAATCTTTTACCCATACAAATAAATATATCATAAAATAAAAAAGGGGGTTGGGGGATTATATTAACAGGAAAAAATTTTATAAAAATAATAAACTATTCTTGGTTCATAAATTTAACCGAAACAAATCTTTTTCTTGATTTATCGGTTTCAACATATTCATACAATTTTTTAAACTCCGTTTTAATTACAGATATATGAACCCCATCGGTAACTTTTTTTTCCTTAACTTCAGGAACATATTCAAAACTTTTTGGCATCGGGGGATTTGAATAAACCTCAATTATATAATCAGCAATTGCATCATCTCTATCATATCTTACCTTAACATCAAATTCAAATGGTACGGTAATAAAGTTTTTGGTTAGATAATTATTCCCCAAACTATTATAAAGTTTTTTTAAAACAAAAGATAATTCAGTTAAATTCATATAAGAATAAATACAATCAAAATAAAAAAGGGGGGTTGGGGGGATTGATAAAACGGAAAAAAAATTTTACAAAATAATTTGACTAATCAAAACACCATACATACATTTGTATTATCCTTCGAAGGAAATAATATAAACAGGGAGTAAGCTTGGTAATCATGAGACCGAGAATAGACTCCAAAAAATTATTAAAAAATGAATACAATTTTAAATGAGAATTTGTCTCAATTCTCACAAATCAAAGAGACAACAGATTATGACTTGTTTTACAACTCAAATTCAACAGTAAGACATCTTTCAAAAGAAAATTTAGAAAGGATTAAAAAAGAAATTGATGAAGATTATGAAAATTACAAGTTTTCACCATTAATCGTGGTGTATGACCCTGACCCAACATCTGAAGCTATTTTCAGAATTGTAGATGGGCAACAAAGATTTCAAACTTACAAAGATTTGAATTTGACTATCCCTTATGTTATTTATGGAGATTATCCTGATAATTCCAAGTTTACATTGGATGATGTGATTAACCAATCATCAGAGTATTCAAAAATCTATGAGACAACAAACTATGACTTGTTTGGAATGATAAAAGCGAATAGGGACCTTGTTAAGGCAAATCTCAATAGAATTCGTGAATCTATAAAAACAAAACATCTAAAACCCTCATGTCTCTTAGTTGGATTTGACCCAAACCCAAAAAAAGGAGGACCACTTAAAATTATTGATGGACAACATAGATATGAAGTTCTTAAGGAACTTGGTCTACCTATAACATACACAATATGGGAAGATTTTGACATGAACATTTTGGAAAAATCTCTTGGGGATGTAGAACTACTTAATACAGCCTCTCAAGTTTGGGACATCACCGCATTTATGATGTCAAAGGCAACTCTCGGTGTTAAGAGTTATGTAAATTACCGAAGACTTAAAATGAGCCATGGAGATAAATTTGAGCATGAGATTATATTCTATGTTATGAATGGAAAATCAGACAGAACAAGAATGACTTATCAAATGTTTAAAGATGGTAAATTAGAACTTGATGATACTGATACTCTATGGATTTTGGAGAAATTAAATTTTCTTAACGAGTATATTGATAAAATATCTAAACAAGAAGTTGGAAAAAGATATTATCTAAAAGCTCTATTTGAATTATCAATGGTTGAGAACCTTAACATAGATAGAATCAAAGAAAAAATCCTTTACTCAAATTGGCAAGTCCCAAGTTCAAAATCCATCTCCTTTTCTTTAGATAGAATTAGAGATGTATATAACAAAGGAATCACAAGAAATAAAATTTATGTTTATGATTCAGGAAAAGGTTTCAAGGTAATGGTTGAATGATTTTTTGTAAGTATTGTTTTTTATGTTTTTGAACAATTCCCCCCTTTAATTAGGGGGTTTGTTTTTTCAAATTTTTTCCAAAAATTTTATTTTAACTTTTCCGACGCATTTTATATAAGGGGGTCATGTTCCATAATTTTTTTCTGGAAAATTTTATTGATGGGATTATAGGGGGTATTTACCTGTCAAAATGTCATATATAAGGGGGGATACGGGAGGGGGGAGGGGGTGCCCACCTATTACACCCATACAGGGGGAGGAGTTTAACATATTTTAACATATGAGTGGGGGGTATATCATATATCTTTGTACACACAATTAAAACAATAACCCATATGACAAATCCATTTAAAGCATTCGTTCTATTCTTATTAACAATTCTTCTACTTGTATCACTTGGTTCATGTTCATCCCCAAAAAATGTATACATGCCAAAAGGTACGGTTCATTCAAACGATGTCCATAGAAATGGTGGATGTGGATGGAGTAAATAAACAAGGGGGAGCAAATTCCCCCTTATTAATTCATCCTGTTTCCATGTTGTGTCAATGAATAAGCATCATGTGCTTATGTTAATAAATATGTTTGGGGATTAATAATATTTGCCGTATATTAGCTTGGTGCCTTATACTTTTTTAAATTTATATAAGCAGGTTGGAGTATACTCGGTCCCAACGTATTGTTACAGTTCCACAAATATCCCCCAAAAAAACTTAATAAACAATTTTTTTATTTGAAATCTTTGCCGTATCTTTGTATCATTGAAACTCATATAAGGGGCTGCTGTTGTTTCACAGTTGGAGCGTATACTCCATAACGCTTTAATATATAAAATAATAAATTTTGCCATGTGAAATATTCTTCGTATCTTTGTGGTATGAAAATGAATAAACGCATATCGTCTTTCACCACAAAGGAACTTTCCTCCCTTAACGAAAAACTTGTTAGGTCATGTGAATTCTTTCTTGGAAAAAAGAATGGTCTATCTATTAAGGTCAGAAAACGTGGGGTTATGTATAAGGGTCTATATGACTATGAAACAAAAACCATTTATCTATATGCTCATAATCTCCCCACCGTTAAAAGTTATATCAAAACTTTCATTCATGAGTATGCCCATTGCAAACAACGTGGACTTTCTTCCAAGTATTCCGCCTATCACCTTAAATATGGTTATGAGAATAACCCCTTTGAAGTGGATGCCAACCAAAAGTCAGAACGTTATTATGGTGTGATTAGTAAGATGGTGTCCGAACTATAACTTCTCCTTGAAGAAATTATTTATAATACCTATGGGGGCCATTTCAGTTCTATACTGATTTAGGTCCCCTTGTATTTCTTTTAGGTCATAACTTTTTAATATATATGTTGTCCCCTGAATACGGGATTTGTATATTACATAGTTTAGTTTTCCCACCTCTTTTCCATCCGTGTTCTTTAAAAAAACAATTACGTCTTCATCAAACCTTTCTATGTGGTAGTTTAAACCTTTTAAATACATAACCATATCTGAGGGGTAAACCTCGCTGACAATGGTGTTAGGGGGAATTCTGTTCATAAATATATGTTAAAAAATTTGGAAATGACAAAATGTCAGTTGAGCTTTGGGATGGGGATAATCCCCTTTCCCATGTTTTGCCACTTCTTACCACAATAAATATAGTGGTTTTTGTTATATTGACAAGTGTTGTTTTTCCCACAAATTACCACCACAGGTATTGTAATGACCATATTGTAAATATTAAAAGTGAAAAAAGTGGTCATGGTGATAGTGCCATAAGGGATTTTTTTACTATATACATTTTCCAGCTAAAAATGAAACACATTATCTATGAAGCGGTGAGGGACGTTAGTCCCCTTTAAATGAGGACATTACACCCTTTCACAATACCATTTCAACGGACACCTTAAACTTTTCCCCCCTTCAAATGGACACCATTTATATGGGACATTTATAATAGTGGTAAAATGTGGGAGACATAATAATGTGTCATTAAAAAAATAAACCCTTAGGGTTTTGGTTCATATATGACTCGTTATGTCTCCCCTTAACAAACCACTTACTATATAACATAATTCACATATCATTTCATTACCATTATATTATACCTTTAGGTATTATACCATATGGTATAAAATATGAACATTAACAAAGGAAACCATATTGTCCCTTCATTGTGTCCATTATATATGTGGGGGAAATTAGGAAATAAATAAACGAATGAACCCATTAGTGTAGTGTAACGATAGTGGAACGGAACGACACGTAAGTGGAATGGGGGAATGAGTTTATTTAGTTCGTAATTTCTATATATTTATTATCATATGAAATACCTCATCACCGAAAATCAATTTGATAAAGTAGTTTTTAAGTACTTGAATAATCAGGACTTTATTGAAATTAAAATGGGTAATAATATTTATTTTGTTAACCACGAACATGATGTATATGCTCAAATTAGATATCATTTTATAGCACGCTATTGTACCATACATTATAACTTGGTTGATGAAATCGGCAAATTCTTTTCTTTGGACACTTATGATTGTATTAGTGTAATTAATAGATGGGTTGAGAATAAATTTGGAAGGAAGTCCACCAATTCAGAAGTTGCCAGCCCTATTGTTGGTTATTGATTATATTTATCATCATATGGAATTAACTAAAGGACAAGAAAGTGGATTAAAAAAATACCTAACTAAAATAGGTAATGGTTTATTTAATGATATTGATTTTTTTGTTAACTATATGGGTGTATTCCCCGAGCTTGTTGTTATGGTTGACGTTGATTGGAATAAGTTACCAAAAGAATTTGCATATAACTACGAAAAATGGTTAAAAGATAATTATGGTGAAAAAGTTAAAGAATATTTTACTATGGTGTCAGTACCTTTTCGTGGTAGAATAAGTTTTCAAATAATGAATTGGCCTGAGTAATATGAAATATCTTATAACAGAAAACCAATTTGATACTATCATATTTAAGTATTTGGATAATCAGGATTTTATTCAGATTGAAAAAGGTGATAAAATATATTTTGTTAATTCAGAAGAAGATGAATATGCGCAGATTAGATATGATAAAGATGCTGGTTGGTGTATTATTTATCTTAATTTAATCAAAGAAATTTCTTCATTCTTTTCATTAAAAAACTCTGATTCTAAAAAAATTATTGGTATGTGGGTTAAGAACACCCTCCAAATGAGAGTTACGGATATTCAATCTGCACGTAAAGAAAATGTAGGCGGGGTGAGAATACCTAACTAATATATTTATCATTATATGAAATACCTTATCACCAAAAATCAGTTTGATAATATCATATTTAAGTATTTGGATAATCAAGATTTTATTCAGATTGAAAAAGGTGACAATATATATTTTGTTAATTCAGAAGAAGATGAATATGCGCAGATTAGATACGATAAAGACGATGGTTGGTGTTTTATTTATTACGAATTAATATATGAAATTTCTAAGTTTTTTTCTTTGCAAACTTCTGATTCTGAACAAATTATAGGTAGATGGGTTGAAAATACCCTACAAATGAGGGTTAAAGACACCCTAATGAGAGCACATCGTCCACAAAATTGGTTGAGAATAACTAACTAATATATTTATCATTATATGAAATACCTTATAACAGAAAGTCAGTTTGATAATATCATATTTAAGTACTTGGATAATCAGGATTTTATTATTATTGACAAAGATGGTGGTA